TCATATTGGAGCTTTTGTATCTTTTTTCTTTAATTTTTTGTGGCTTGTTGGCTTCTTGCCGAATATTCGGTCAAACCCTTCATCAAAACGCTTTTTATCGACTGGTCTTTGTTTGCTTCCCTTACTCATCTGATACCGCCTTCTTCATTTCATTCAACCCCATGTTGCGTTTTTCCACCGACCAAGAACTGAGGTGTTTCAGAACGCCAGTCCAATAGGCTTTCATGTCTTGACTCAGAGGTTTCTGTAAAACCGCCTTCACCGCCTTAATGCGGCGTTTTTTAATGGCGTTTTTGTTCATCCTTCTGCTTCTGCTAATTGATGATCTAAAATGGTCTTTATTATTTTTTCCGACAGACCTAACGGATTGTCAAATGCTTGGTTTTTATTCATTGTTCCACCTCAATAAGTAAATCTATGTAATGGCGAGCTTTTTTAAGATCATCAACACCACCCTTGCTTTTGTATCGGCAAATATACTTCACGACATTACCTGCGCCGTAGCCGAGATTATTGAGTTCTATGAACTCAAAAGGCTGAATGGCTAGGTCTTTGTAGTGGTCTCCACCCACTTGTTCATCTAGTGGATCACTCATTTTTTTCCCTTGGATAATAAACTAAAACAAAACTTCCGCATTCTGGGCAGGAAAGATTTGTTTCAACGCAATATTCGTCAGACAATGTTCCATATCCTTTCTCAAGGTCGTGATCTCCGCCCCAAATAAGCTCTTCATTACAATGCCAACAATTCATTGTTTCTCCTTTTTTATCCGTCAAAACTGTCACAGGAGTAGCACAAAACACGCTCATCTTCTCCTGGTTCTTCTCCATAACTAGGATAAAAATGCCGCCAACATTCCTCGCATGTCCAGTGATCTGGTGGATCAATGATATTTTCTGGTAAGTCGTACATAATTAGCTCCTCGCTTATTTATAACGGACAATCTGGTTCGTTTTTATTAGTCCATCGTACAAATTCCATCGGGCAAAAATAGCTCCGCTGGGTGTAACCCTCATAACGCCTGTCTTTCATTTCATCAGAAAACCAATGTGGGTTGGTTGACCCATACACAATGGCTAAATGATGGCGGTCACTTGACCAGATAAGATAGGCATAAGGCTTTCTTTTGGCTCTGTCCCAGGCATTTACATTACAGACTGCAAACCTGTGAAAAGGCCAATCATCTTGTCCTGTGAACTGATAGCCAAGAACCTTTACTTCAATCTTCTGGCTGATCTCTATATCGCCATCATCCATAAAGGCATGGCGGTTCTTGTAGGTGTCTGCTTCCTCAGTGGGATTAACAGTCACCTTCATCCCGTAATTATTCAGCCATTGCGCTGTGTCCCATACCCCCTTCTGGCTGGCCCTCAAGTTCTCTTTGAAAGCAGGATGATTGCGTTCTTCTGGGTCTGTTAACCAAGTTATATCAGCCATTATTCAAACTCCCAATTTTCATTGATGTCGGAAAATCTGCCTGTGGGGACATCATAGTTAAGTTTAGCCATGCCAATCCTGCCCACCCATTTGAATCTGGATTTCCAGCAATGTATTTCTGGCTGGTTGTTGTCGTAATCACCTGACCTGTGGACAGTAATTCCACAATCAGCCTTGGCAAACCAAGCAGCAGAACCAGAGATGTGCATACCGACAGGAGCAGGTGTTTTACCGCTTGGGTCTGGATACATCTTTGCTGGGTGAGCTACAAACCAGACATGAATATCGTAAGCCTTTGCAAAAGCAGCAACGCGAGTCAGCATGGCTGAGATAGATTGATGCTCTTTGTCTCCCTTGCTGGTTTCAATATAGTTGTAGGGGTCTATGACAACACCTCTGCAACCTAACCGCATCACAGCAAGTCGTGTTCTTTCCAGCAAATCATCAATCTTGATCGCGCTGCCATCTCTTTGTTCCAGAAAGACAAAATGATTTTTGATAAATTTTCTGGCTTCCTTTGATTCTTCTTTTGTCATTCTTTCCGTAGGGCCAGAGAAGAAAGGCTTGCCCGTTATTTTCTCGCTAAGTTTAGCAATGTGAGTGGGAACGGGGTTTTCAAAGCTCGCTATGCAGAATGTCCAGCCTTCTTTCTGAGCAAGATTCACAAGCAGTGCATCACAGAACTCTGATTTACCGGAACCTGGCAGACCTGTGACCACACTTAATTGCCCAGGTGCTATGGTATAAAGATCGTCAAGGGTAGAAAATCCTGTGCTGACCCCTTTGCCATTGCCTTTGTCATAAAGTAAATCCACCTGATCGTCATAATCTTCTGCTGAATAAACACCAACCAAAGGCACAGGCACAGCATCTTCAATCAAAGTCGCAAGCGTTTCTTTGTCATGCTTAATCAGCACATCATTAGCATCTTTGCAGCCATCAGGCCACTTAACTTCCCAGCACTTAGCTCGACCTATTCTTCTGGCAAGTTCTTCTGCCAGAGCTTCACCTGGCTCATCCTTGTCTACAGCAAATATAATCTTTGAAACCTTCTCAATGAGGTCTTTTGATTCCCATACATAGTGGTATTTTGTGTCCTCAGACTCATCTTTCTCATAGATGCTGACCTTTTGAGGCGCACCATTCGGGCAGGAAACTGAGGGTATACCTGCGGTAGCGAGTGCCAGCACATCCAGTTCACCCTCAACAATGACAAGTGTTTCAATATCTTCGGGTAGTTGCTCTAATCCATAGAAAGATTGCGCGGCTCCCTCTTGTGTGAAACATTTTTTCTCGGTTCCACGCCATTTTATTGCCTCTGGTTCATCTGAATTGCATCCATAAACAAAACCAACTGAGGGCAGTTCCCCACTCCCATTGAAGTATTTACTGCCACCGATAACGCCGTATTGCTTGGCAATATCCTTAGAGATACCTCGCTTTTCGAGAAAGCTATAGAGATGTTCATTCTGCTCAGGTGTTCTTGTGTGCTTTTTAGGTCTGATAACAGGCGCGGATACTGGCTCAATATAAGGCTTTTTAGGCACAATTTTTCCTGAAATTCCGCAATGAAAACAATTATATAGCGTTCCTTCGCCATTAATTGTTACGCCCATTGTTTTTTGGGATTTTTTCTTTCTGGTATCACCGCAAGCAGGGCATTTAATACGCCCATCTTGGGTCATGTTCCTCACTACAGATTCAACTGCTTCCATGTAATCGTTCCTCGCTTACTTTACTTTACATTATTATTTTCATATTCTGTATATAATCCTATCTAGGATAGTCCTATTCTTAGTACATACTTATAAAAAACTAGGTATATTTCTATTAGGACTGTTCTATATTGATTTTTTAGCATATTATTCATTTGCTAAATTTTCCCTTTAGAATTTTTGGCAGGGTCGGTTCCTCGCTGACTTCTGGCCCCCTCTTCGTGAGGGGGCTTTTTTAATGGGCGAACTTCGATCTCTGCTCTTGGATTAGACTTACTTAAACCCCAGCGAACAATCTTGGACTTTACCTGGCGATCATTCTTATAAATTTTGTCTTGCATACAGTCGAGTATGACTGATTCATCTAGGTCGGGCCTTCTTGTTGCGTAATAGACTGTCATTTCAACCTCAAGATAACCTTCCAGAAGCGGATCAAGCACAGGACATTGCCTAGAAAAATCTTTTGCATAGTTAAGTGCTTTTTTTGATTTGATGAAAGCAGGTCGGTTTTTAATGGTAACGAGTCGTCTGCTATTACTTTTCGAGGCTGGCTCCCCCAGTACGGTAAAACTATGTACGATTTCATCATTTGACATGGTTACTCTTTTACGCGACAATTCGCTACATCTAAACATACAACAACATCACAAATCAAACGTAAAGGAAAAATGATGAGTCCGATTATTATTGAAGACAATGTTCCACTACCCAATAGGGTGGTTGATAGGGTGCCGCTACCAAATTTACCTCTCGATGCGATGAAACCAGGGCAATCTTTTAAGCTGGATGTAGACAATGGTAATTTGGACAAGACCTTGAACGCTTTGAGAATGAAGGTTCAACGATACCAAAAGAAGTATGCAGGGTCTAAATTTTCTGTGACCACAGAATCACCTCAGTCCATTAGGGTCTTTTGTCTTGCAACTCACGAATAAACACAACCTGCCAAAGCCTGTTGTTGATGCGTTAACCAAAGATAATTACAGTCGCGGTTCGAGTAATCGAAGTATCACGCAACTGATTGATTCTCCTAGAATTAGGATACTCAGAGCCGAGCATGATGCTGAAATGACTGAAGATGCCTCAGAAAAGGTCTGGAGTGTTCTTGGAACGGCTGTTCACAATATGTTTGAGGATGCTGTATCTGATAAAGAGCATATCAGCGAGGAACGATTATTCGTTGACCATGAGGGTTGGGAGCTTTCTGGTGCGATTGATTTGCAGGAAACCGAAGCAGATGGTTCTGTCACTGTTTCAGATTACAAATGCACTTCCGTTTGGAGCGTGATCTACGGCAAACAAGAATGGGTTAACCAGCTTAATGCTTATGCCTGGCTTGTGCGTCATGTAAAGAAGATGCCCGTAGGCAAATGCCAGATCGTTGCAGTTCTGCGTGATTGGAAATTGTCGGAACTAGAAAAGCAAAGGGGGAAATGATGAACATTGACCATATGCGTGATGTGCTTACTGAGTATGAAATCGAGCATATTCAGACGTTAAGTACCCGTAATTTATTCGATTATGTCAGAGAGAGAGTTATCTTACAGTTCAGTGATGATGAGGTAAGAAGGCTTTATTACTACACTATAGCTCAGGTCGATGAAGATGAAAGAGACTAACGCTTATCCAAAATCCCCAATAACTATCATACCGATTCAGCTTTGGGATGATGCTAAACAAGATGAATACATCGCTGGCAGAGTAAAGCTCCACCAGGATGCTGAGTATGAGAGATTAACTGGCGGTGATCTGCCACTTTGTTCTGACCTTGAGCGATGGGCAAGGCCGTCCACATGGGCTGTGAAGAAGATTGTTAATAAGCGAGCTATGCGTGTTTTTCCATCAGAAGAAGAAGCACAGCGATACTTTGATGATAACAAGCTGGACAACAAGCATTGCATTGAAGAACGCAAAGGAAAGAACGTGCGATGCGAGGGCGATTATTGCGGTGTTGCGAGATGGTGCGATCAATATGAGGCAATCAGAAATGGCAACATTTGATTTAGAAAAGTCGATCAGCATTGAATTTCACGCAGAAGATGTCATTGAACGTAAGATGCTTGGTCTGTGGGCTGATTCCAGATTTAAGACCGTGAATCTAGGCATGAAGCTCCTCGGTGAGAGTGTAAAGATCACCATGAATGAGCATCATGTGACTGACATCAGCTTTTTGGTCTTTGACCAACTAGCAGTAAAAGAATTAGCAGAAATAATTATTAAGGCGGCTAAACAAAAATTTAATCAGTAAGGAGAAAGTACAGTGAGCGAGGAACAAAACAGGCTTTTAGAAGCCGTTGCTAAGATGTCTGAGTTACCCGACTCAGAAAAGGTTGACATAAGGGGTAAGCGTTACGCGGAAGTGCATACGCGAGTCCAGATTTTTCGGGAAACCTACGGGGATGATGGAAAGATTATCTCCACGATTCATGTTGCAGATGATACTAAAGTTCTGGCAGAGACCTCTATCAGCGTATTTGTCGATGGATCATGGCGAGTTATTGCCAATGATTTTGCTGAGGAATACAGGGCGAGTGGGCCAGTTAATAAAACCAGCGCGGTTGAGAACTGTCTTACCAGCAGTATTGGCAGGGCGTTAAGTGCTTGCGGTCTGTCAGGGGGCAACTACGCTTCTTTTGATGAAGTGAACCATGCCATCAATGACAAGGCAGAAGCACCAGAACCCAAGCCCAAGCCTAAGCCAAAAGCAAAGCCTAAACCTGAGCCTGAGCCTCAGCCTGAGCCAGCAGATAAAACAAAAGATATAGAGGATTATACCCTGGGTGAAGTAGCTGAGATAACCAGCGTAGAAGGTGCTGAGAGTTTAGTTGGTTTCATGTTGCAGATGGCAGGTGAGTTTGCAGAAAACCCCGATGAACTCAAGGATTTCTATAGGAAAAACAAAGCCACTATTGATGTGCTTGATAGAGATTGGAACGAGCAGTATGAGAAATTGCGTGTGGGTTTTAGTGAATTAAAAAATAAATTATCAATAACAGAAGAGGTGAAATAGCATGGATTTTCCAAAAACTAAAGGTGGGCTTTGGGCGCACAACAAAACCAGTGAGAAACAGCCTGACGTAAAGGGTCACGTTGAGATCACTCGTGATGTTCTGAGGATGTTAGTCAACCAGGCGAAAGCTGGCGTTGGTGATATCAAAATTCAAATTGCAGGTTGGGATAGAACGGCTCAGAGCAACGGTCAGCGATATATCTATCTCACTGGCGAGGCATATGTTGCAAAGGAAAATCAAGATGCTGTGATGGGGGTGGCAAGTGATACTAATGACGCTCCACCACCACCACCACCGCCACCAGTTGATTCTGGAAAAGACCCTTGGGACTAAGATTTGAGCTTAATCCAGAAACCCATAAGGCCATCTTCAATAAACTGTTGATGGCCTTGGCTGGGCGGTTTCCTGGTGAAATACCAGCGATTCAGCATATGTTGCCGAAGCTCAAAGAGAAGGGCGTTGAACTCTGCGTTCAGCCGATAAGAGATGAGAGAACTCGAAGCCAGGAAAGTTATTATCGAAAATGGGCAAGGGAGTTTGGCAAATTTACAGGCAATACCCCTGATGAAATCCATGAAATTATGTTGTCGAGGACTTATGGAAGCGAACAGGTAGACACTAAATTTGGTGTGATGAATCGTCCGATTCAAAGATCAGCCGATCAAAGCAAAAGCTCTTACTCGGACCTGATTGAAACGCTGATAAGAGAATCAGCAGAGATGGGGTTCATCATCCCCCCACCAAAAGCACCTAGCCCAGAATAAAAAAAAGGAGCAGTATCCCCATCAATAAGGGGATATGCTCCCTGTTGAGAGTGCAACAAAAACCTCTACATTTTCTTGAGTTGATCTTCGAGTCCATCTCTAAACTCCTGATCTTTTCGTTTAAGTCGCTCAATCATCTCATGAATTGTCCAAGTTAAGTGGTCAATGCGAGCATCAGCCACATCCAGTATCGAATGAGCCTTCCGTAGCCTTTCCAAGATTTCAACTGTAGACATTCTGAGGGGTGGTTTTTCTTCTTCTTCACGCCGTTGCGCTTCTTCCAACATGCGATGGGCTTCCCAAGATTCAGAGTCATCCTCTGTCGCTATTGTATAGTGGCTCGCTTCTGTAGGTATGTCTTCACTCATCTATTTTCTCCTAGTTCGCTTGAGTCGAATGGTTTTCTAATTTTCAATAGTTATAGTTCCCATCTCCTTTGGTTAATACACTTTCCATAATTGATTCAACTGAATTTACTATATCTATAAATTCATCTTGCTTTTCTTCTGTTCTATTTCCTTCATCATCATAAATTGGATCAAGTGAAGCATATTGCAGAACGTACTCTGATAACTCTGAATATAGCTCAATCCAATTTTCAGCGGGTATAATTATTTTCATTGATTTTTTTACTTGATCTTCACTCATCTTCACACTCCTGGAGTATCTGCGCAGGAACGGTTTTCCCCGTCAGAATTGCGCCCAAAAACAGTACGGCGCACATACTGGCCGGCTGCCTCTCGCTGACCGACATACACGCAGTATTTTCTTCAAAATGCCACGCGATTCGATCCTCGTAACAGACGATGGCCTCTGAGGTTTTAAGCATGTGCTCCTCGCACATTTCAGACAGAGGTACTTGACCAATAAGAAAGCCGACCTCTTTGGTTACGTCGTCAGCCACAATCGACATTGGGTAGTCCTTTGGGTTGAAGCCACCAGCCTCAAGGCCCGCACAGATATGGTCGCAAAACGCTTGCGCGTTTGAACCGAGTTCTTTAGCCGTAAGATCAAACTCAGGTAATTTACCTTTCATTTTTTCTCTCCTCATCATTACATTCTCCGTACTGCAAGCCATATTTAGCGGCTATACCATCCAAGGCCAGCTCATCCTTTTGGGTGCGGAATCGGTCGATATTCACGATCATGCTACTGACGCGATCTTGTATCTCAATTATGACTTCAGTTCTGCCAGAGTTGTTCACCCATCTGAGAAGATAAAATCCCTGAGATTGAGCAGATAGGTTAGTTATAATTCTAGCTCCAGTGACGCAGGTTATTTCAGCAATTAAATCAGGATTCCATAAGCCTTTGTCTGCCAGTTTTTCGCTGTTTTGGTCGATGCTGACCACTTTTTCGTTACTCATCTCAGTTCCCCTTTTTACAGTCTAGTTTTTTGAAATTAGGCCAGCCATTCTGACCATCGCTGGATTCATAGATCGACACCATCTCGCAATAATGCTTTTGCTCTGCCAGTTCATCCTCGAAAGAGGAGTTATTGACCCAGGCGAAAGCCATGAAAGCGAGAGTGCCTATTAAAATTTTGTTAGGTAGTGTCATGCTGCCCTCTCGTTAATTTTTTTAAGGGCATCGCTCAACAAAAAGAATTTTGTATGGTACGCAAGGCAATGATTATAGTTATCGGAAGGATTATCTATAAACTTCAATTCTGACACATACCAGTTATCATCCTTAAAAAGATAGATGTACTCGGCAAAGATATTGTTTCCAAACTCTTCCATAAAATGATACTCGTTATCAAATTTCTTTGATTCTGTATCTTCACCACGCCATGTGTTGTAGAAACGACTTTCCTCTATAGTTTCTCCTAAAGATGAACAATCGTTTTGTTCTATGATGGATAAGGCTTCTCCATAGCTTGCATAGTGCTTATTAAGAATGACCCCATTATGTTCCAAATAGCCATCACCGTGGCAATAAATTGAACTAATAGAGTTGTCTGGGTTTTCTACTGCAATTTCGCTGCGAGTGCTCATGCCCTCACCTCGATTTCAGTCTCACTTAAACTGATATTAACTGAGCCACCATTAGCTACTCTGTCGAGTTGCTCATCAGTCAAATAGATGTTCTCAGCAAAATCGTCACCACTGATCGCATATGCATCATCCCAAACATGTTCGTTATATTTGGGGTTAAAACCGCTGGCGTAGACCACACTGTTTGGCTTATCCCTGCCAAGCTCAGAATCAGCATTGTCTGATTCATAGCAGTTCATCAGGTAAATGCCATCGTCCTTGACCAAGTAAAAGCATTTGTCTGCGGTATATTCATCACGATAGGCTATCTTGAACTTGCTGGCTGCAATGGTATCCCGCGCCAGCTTCACCAGTGATTTGTTGCTGTTAAATTTTAGTTTATTTTTCATCTTTCGGTTCCTCGTTTTGTTAAAAAATAATTTTGACTTGCGTACCGTTGATTCTTGCTGATTCATTGCCAAAGACATCACGCAAAACAAACGCCCCTGACGAATCAAGACCGCTGGTTTCTCGGCATATGTATTCACGACTTGAGGCTGATTGCCCTAGGTTATCTTGAAGATAACAAGCATATCTATAAAACGCTGTGTGGAAGTTATGCTTCATCGTGAATAGACTCCTGCAACACCTGCATTTATCCATTCAAAATGCAATCCATGCTTTTTCAAAATCTCAGGGATTGGAGTGTTTTCACCCGTATAATTTTCATAGTAATCAAGTTTAAGCTCTGGCTTATCGCCTTGTGATCCATCGCCGTAAAGTTCTCCGCTTATTGCAAAATGTCCACCGTGCTCTAAACGCGGGTGTAAAACATGCACACCAAGAGCTTTCAGAGCCTCATAAGCCTCGCCGACATTCTTTTGCATGAGGTAGCCTTTGTATTCCCATTTATCACCATAGGAGCCGTTCTCCAGAGATTCGGTCTCAACCAAAATCCATGTGGTTCTGTAGTGCCATTTATGCTGGAATATGCCAAGGTCTCTCAACTTAAAGGCGGCTTTAGAAAAGGTCTCATATCTTGCATCAGGTTTAGACTTGCTATTACTAATACAATCCCGTGCAGACGCAAGATGCCAATCTAAATCTGCTTTGAGAAAATCAGCGACAAAAGGCATATCTTCATCGCTAATAGGTAAGGCATCTGCAACATGGCTCATTCCATGATCGGAACAATCGCCATCAATCGCTAAAAGGCAGTAGTCAAATTTCATATCAGTTCCTCGCTGAAAGTAAACACATTGAAACGGACTCGCATTAACACTTGTTGTGCATCGGTTGGTGCTTCCCAGATTTTCTCGTGTCTCTGATTTTGCATTGCAACCTCGTCATTAAGTCCGTTTGGTCTATTCACTTTTTAATGTCGGTACTCCTCTCCATTTAATGTCTGTTTATTATACTACACTTGTTGATTTATCGGTGCAACTTATATCGTGTCAGTCCAAAGAGTCAGCATCAGCACGAGACCATTTATAAAAAGCATCCAGATCGGATTTGGATTCCTTAGTCTTTTGCAGGAAGTATTGTTCGCGTAACTGTCTCGTAATGACGTTGCAATCAATGAATTTTTGAGCGGCCTCAAGATCGTCTAGAAGGATTTTGCTTAGGTCAATTTTTTTTTCTCCGTCTATCCATGACATCATCTCTTCATCTGTATAATTTCTATAAACTCGTTGTTTTCCCCACTCTGTCCCCGTTGACTCGTGCTGATTCATTGCCGAATACATCACGCAAAATAAACGCTCCATTAAAAAATTCCACATAGTTAGCTCCTCGCTGGTTTTCCTTGTTTAAAAAATGATATGTCTACAATTAAGACGACTCAAAACTAAAAAAGTTACAAAAAATTTCAGTTTTCTTCACGCCATGACTGATCCAAAAATTACGACCATGACACCTAAGCATCCCAGGTAAATTCCCATTAGCATCCCTCTCTGGTCTGTTACTGCAAGATGGATTACAAGCCATAGCAATAGCAAAGCTGGAAAGATCAGCGCAAGAAAAATGACTGTGTTAGTTATTAGCATTAATTTACTCCCAAACGCCGTCGATGAGTTTCCAACTAGAAAGGGGGCAGTCATCGTCAAACTCGGTCAAAACAATCCCCGTTTCCCCGTCGCTGTCGAGAGATTCAGCGTATTTTTGTGCCTCAGTTTCTGAGTCAAAAAACTCCAGCCCAAAAGCTGGAATGTTTTCATCATCCCAACCGACTTGCCATTTTATGATAGGTTTTTTAGCTATCTTTAATTCCATAAGTCTCTTGAGAATGGCATTTATTCTACGCGGGTTTCCAAAAATGCCAGACTGACAGCGTGGGTTTTCTTTGAAAAATGCTTTTTCTTTGTTGCTTCTTGGCAAATCAAAAGGATTGCTGTTGCTTGTTTCAGTAATTCCTAATGCTTTGCGTCGCTCTCTATCTTTAGGCAGAATTGACTTGATGTAATTGCCAGTACCCTCGGCAAATTCTGCCTTCTTAGCTGAAAAATTATTACTTTTCAGGATACGCAGGGCGCGCTCTTCCGGCGCGGTAATTTGCAGGTTCTTGCGATTCAATTTTATGCTTATCATGTTGTCGGTTCCTCTTGGTTGTCGGTATTTTCTACCTAGAAGGGGAGCGCATAGGCTCCCCGTTAGGCTGGTTAGTTATTGCTGTATTAGTTATACAGCATCAGTTATTTCTCCATGTAAATAATGCGCTGACTCTTCGGCAGTCAAACAAGTTTCATGCACTCGAAAAGCGCCATCTTCAAAAAGGTCGAAGTGTCGAGAGTCGTTCTCGTGATATACTAAAGCGGGCTGAATATCCTCATCCAGTGGAATGCTCTTCCCGCATCGGTCGCACTCTGGGGCCATGCACTCCGCGCAAGCGTAGCCGTCTCGATATTCTTCGGTTCCATCGTCAAATTCATGCCAAGTTCCGGCAGCTATTCGATTGACAAATCTCCCCGAACCAAATTCTGTTGGATGTTCACAGAAAACACACGGGTAGGGTTTTTCGTTGTACTTTTTCATTTTTAATTACTCCCTTTTATTAAGCTACTACTACATAAATATTGCATTGTGTTAGTTCCTCTAATTGTCGTGTTCCTCTACTGCCTCAGGCCCGCATGTAGCGAGCCGTTAGCAGTTGGGTGTGGTTTAAGTTATGCGGCGATTGATTCCGCTTGCTGTGCCGCGTTGAGGTAATCCACGGCTTTTTGTGCCTCGCTCGCCGCTTTCCATATGTAGTCGGAACCATCTTCACTGGTAAGAGCTTGAAGCCAGCCAGCAATATATTTTGAATGGTCGGGCCTCACTTCCACGGAAATACCAAGATCCACGGATAAAAAACAGGCTCCGAGCTCCGCGATTAGCTCCTCAAAAGCATACCCGCGTTTATTCTTTAGCTCTAACCTGTTAAGCCTGGACTTGTGTCCCGTCCAATGAGTATGTTCGTGCAGTAGAGTGCTGTAGTAGCACTCGGTCGCGGTGCTGGTATCGGTAGCGGTGAATTGCTCTCTGTGCGGCATTTGTATGAAGTCATTAGAGGGGTTGTAGTACGCGCCCCCAGTTGAATTGTGCCGAACATCCGCGCCGACATTCTTTATATAGGTATCAACATTGGCCAATACTTCGGTTAAGTCTGGAGTTTCTACTGTTGGAGCTTCCCAGCCTTCAACCTGAGCGGCTGAAAACACGGACGCACCACGAAAATATAAGCCTTTTACTTCATCCGTTTTTTTATCTTTAATCGGCATGGGTACTGCTATGCCTGAAGCCTTAGAGCCTTTGATTACTTGAGCGCCTAACTCCTGCCATTGTTTGTAGGTGGCCCAATAGGTCTGGCCTTGTAGTCCGAGCCAGAATGAATTCATGCCTCGGTATGACTTGCCAGTTAGCGCATTAACTGGTGCGCCGCACAATGAGCTGAAAGGCTTCACCCAGTCCGCTCCATGTGTCTCTATAAGTTCTATTATCTTGGTTGTTATTTCGTTTTTAATGTCTCTTTTAGCCATTGTTGGTTCCTCTTATTAGTGATTATTTATTTTAGGTTGTCGTGATTTTCTACCTAGAAGGGGAGCGCATAGGCTCCCCGTAAGGTTGGTTAGTTGTGGGTTAGGTTAGTCGGCTATGATCCCGCTGAAACAATGGAGTAATGTCTACGGTGACGTACTCGCCGCACTCGTAATCCTCCATATCAATGTAATCTCTTACGCTTCTAAAGTAGTCGTACCTAGTCTCGAAAGAGGCTTCTTTGATACCGATGGATTTCAATCCCTCCACAATTTCCATCAGGACGCGCAATGTTACTGGCCCATCCTGAAAGCTATACTCGATGTCTTCGTCCCCAGCGTCATATGCTACCCACCACTGATTAGAGCGAATTAAAGGAAATTCTTTTTTATCCCAATCTTTTTTCATCTCCGCTAATACTTTTGTTTTTTCGCTTTTAATTTTTTGTAATATCGTGTTTCCCATGTTTTCCCCTTTGTTATCCCTAAGTTATGGCCTTGGTAATCCGTTAGATGGCTTACCCTGACCTGTTGAAAGCAAATCTATACTAATATGCATGTCGTGTCTACTACTTTCTGAATATATTTTTTCGGTTGTCGGGATACCTATATATATAGGGGTTTCCCACTTCAGCATTAAAAACGGGTAATAATTTGTTGAGCGCATAATCTATATTATGTTAAATAGAAACGTAAGTAGCTGATTAATAAGGATAATATGATATAACCCCTATTTCCCACATTGCTATTTTCGAGATATGCCCTGTAAGTCGTTGATTCTTGGTTGTCGTGGAAATAGCCCAAGAGCTTCTTTTTCCCACTTTGGGGTTTTTCATTTAATAAGGGGTGCGCTTTTTTATTTTTTAGTGATATCACCTAATGCGTCATCACGCCCCCCCGACCCCCCTAATGAAAAGTGCGTGGGGCGAGAGAGTTGTACATATTAATCCACTCAAATAAATCGTTAATTTCTCATTTAGTCCCGACATCTGTACAATCGTTATTCATCCTGACCCCTTTTTTTGCCAGAAACAGCCCTGGGAGTCCCAGCCCCTTTAAATTTTTTGCAAAAAATTGAAACCAAAGCCCTTAAAAATTTTCTATAAAAATTTGCTTTTTTCTTCCTTTGCATTTACTGTGTGTATAATCCCTATAGGAATACACCTAGATAGGACAGTCCTAAGCTAGAATAGTCCTAGATACTAGGTTTATTCCTAGTTTTTTATAAGTTATATATCTATAGGAATATACCTATAGGACTATAATAGTCCTGCGATTTTTGATCTTTAGTCTTAGTGGCATGACTGCTGAATAGGCGAGTCGTTAATTGAGCCATGTGAATGGTTCATAAGTTCTTGGGAGGGATTTGGGCCTATATCGAATCTCAAGAGCTTTTAGGCTGAAGATTATTTTTATTTATAGGGTCTTGGTGTTTTATCTCACTCACTTAGACCTTTTGAGGCGGTGGCTCAATAGCTCATACTCCGGCTGGTTAATCATCAGTTCCCCTACAGGAGTTCTTGGCTAACTGAGTAACACCACGAAACTGGGTCATCGCCTCATTTTCCCTCTGTGACAAGAATTATTTACATGCCCCCCTTTTAGAAGCTAGAATCGGTATTTCAAATAAACCGGAGTTCGATATGGCGACAGAGAAGCAAAAGCGTTTTGCTAAACTGATTGCTAATGGCTGTGATGAGGATAACAATCCGGTAACAGCCACTGATGCTTATACCCTGGCGGGATACAAAGAGTTATTCCCCAGAAATGCCCAGCATGTTGAGGCTTGTCGGTTGATGGCGAGTGATACGGTGATGGAACTCATTGAGATAGAACGTGCAGGCATTGCCAAAGCGGAGAAAAAAATACAGAAAAAACAGGAATTACTGGTTTTAAGTGATACGCAGCGGGTTCTTGATAAACTAAGAACCTGGATAGATGGCGATATAGAAGCCTCTTCCAGCCAGTTACGCAGTGCAGAACTGCTTGCCCGTGTTAGTGGGATGATGCGTACCGACATTTCCATTGAAACTAAAGAACGATCCGCCTCAGAAATAGAAGGTCTTTTAGAATCCAAGCTGGCGGCTTTAGCAGAAGAAGGCATTATTGAGGAAGATAAGGAAGAAGAACAACTTTCTGTGTATAGTGGCTCGGAAGAACCCGTGCATTGAATAAACATAAGCAATCAGTGGTGGATAAGAAAGCAATGGACATAGCCTTAGAATCCTTAAAACGCATAGAGGCGCATGAAAAAGAATGCGGTGAGCGTTGGTCTGAGGCAATCACAGAGATAAGACACCTAAAGGAACTCACTTCCAGTCATTCAGCACGGTGGGAGAAGCTCGCGTGGTTGGTCGTGGCGGCAGTCGTTGTTCAGGTGCTGACTGGAATGTTTTAGATGGCTTACAAAAAACCTGTCGAAATCGTATGTCTATCGGCAAAAGAATTTCTGGCGATGGATTTAAGCGACAGGCCCGATCCTGCTCCCGATCATCCAGGATACGACATATGGAAGTCTGATAAAGAATTCAGGGAACAGAAGAAGCGGTTCGGGGAATCTGACTGATGTACCAGTACAAAGCCACAATCACTCGAATCATTGATGGCGATACCGTTGATTGTGATATAGACCTTGGCTTTAAGGTGATTTTAGCCAAGCAACGCATTCGGCTTTATGGGATTGATACCCCTGAATCCCGTACCAGAGATAAGGTTGAGAAGAAATACGGCCTTCTGGCGAAGAAATTCTTAGTGGATTTCATCGAAGCCGAAGACTACCAAATCACTTTGGAGACCGCCAAGGGCAGTGGCAGGGGTAAATTCGGGCGTATTTTAGGCAAAATCATCAATAAAGACGGGATTTGTGCCAATGACCTGATGTGCCAGGAAAGTCATGCGGTTCCGTATCATGGACAATCTAAAGAGGATATTGCCAAAGAGCATCTCGCCAACAGGGAAAGGGTGGATGCAGCTTTACTCGCTTGATTTTTTAAGAAGAGCAAAACCACCAAAAGACGCAGTGGATGGGAAATGGTGGCAATATGAAATATCCTGTGAAATATCAAAGCATTCAGCGGTTCGGGGTATGATCGCCGGAGAACAGCCGGAAGTAGAGGTTTATTTGGAAAAGCTCGTCAAGTCCATCAATTCCCGATTGAATGGCAAAATGTCTAAAAATATAAGTTTAGTGGGAACCGTTCCCAGCCAGAAAACAATCTATCCGGCGATACGCACTAATCTGTATAACATTACAGAAACGGAATCTCAGGAGAATTAATTTATGCTGGACGGAATTGACCTGAAAGCCCTGAGCCAAGTAAAGAATCTACCCGTTGAAGATCAGCGAGAAGTTCTGGAATTACTGGAAGATTTAGAAGAAGCCAAGAAAAAAGAGATTGCCAGAGAAACCTTTTTAGGATTTACCAAGTATGTCTGGCCTGCTTTTATTGAAGGCCGACATCACAAGGTTATTGCCGAGGCTTTTGAGCGTGTCATTAAAGGTGATCTCAAGCGCCTGATTATCAATATGCCACCGAGACACACCAAATCAGAGTTTGCTTCTTATCTTTTACCCGCCTGGTTTTTAGGACAAAGCCCTGAAAAGAAAGTGATTCAAACATCGCACACAGCAGAACTGTCCGTGGGTTTCGGGCGTAAGGTCAGGAATCTGGTGGATTCTGATGATTTTAAGGAAATCTTTCCTGAACTGGCACTCAGGGCAGACTCTAAAGCAGCCGGACGCTGGAGCACCAATCAGGGCGGGGAATACTTCGCTATTGGTGTAGGCGGTGCGGTGACGGGTAAAGGTGCTGACTTACTGATTATTGATGATCCTCATTCTGAACAGGACGGACAAAGCATTGATGCGGCTGTGTTTGATAAAACCTATGAATGGTATACCTCTGGCCCACGGCAGAGATTACAGCCAGGCGGAGCCATCATTATCGTTATGACCCGATGGCATAAGCGAGACCTGACCGGAAAGATCATTAAATCCTCAACCCAGAGAGAAGGCGTGGATGATTGGGAACTGATTGAGTTTCCAGCCCTGATGCCTTCAGGAAACTCTCTTTGGCCTGGCTTTTGGAGTCAGGACGAGTTACTGGCGCTTAAAAACGAACTGCCTGCCCCTAAGTGGGAAGCCCAATACCAGCAAAGCCCTACCTCTGAGGAAGGCGCACTGGTCAAGCGGGAATGGTGGAAACGCTGGGAGCGCGACAGGCCACCGCCCTGTGAGTTTATTATTCAGTCATGGGATACCGCTTTTCTTAAAACCCGAAGGGCTGACTTCTCTGCCTGTACGACTTGGGGCGTATTCTACCAGCCCGATGACGATGGGCAGACACGGCCTAATATTATTCTTCTGGATGCCTACAAAGAACGCTTAGAGTTCCCTGAACTGAAGAAAACAGCGATGGAGTTTTATAATAACTGGGAGCCAGATGCCTGTATTGTTGAGGCCAAGGCTGCGGGAACCCCGCTGGTTTTTGAGTTAAGGGCTATGGGAATGCCTGTTTCTGAGTACACACCATCGAGAGGCAATGACAAAGTGGCCCGTGTTAATGCCGTGGCAGATTTGTTTGCGTCCGGCGTGGTATGGTGTCCTGAAACCCGTTTTGCAGAGATGGTTATTGAGGAATTTGCCTCATTTCCTGTGGGAGAGCATGACGATCTGGTGGACAGCAGTACACAGGCGTTACTGCGATTCAGGCAGGGTGGGTTTTTACGACTTGATACCGATGAGGAAGACGAACCCATGTATCGGAAAAAAGCGGCGTATTACTGATGGCTGATGTGATTGTTAATGAATGGTCTATGGAAAAGATCTTCAGACCTGTCTTCAGGCGTAAATCGCTGGTAGGGGACAATGATTTTTTTGATAAAAAAGACTTTCCCGTTACTAAGTCTCTGGAGGATAACTACGAGGTCATTCTTTCTGAGCTTAAACCCCTGATGGAACGTGTGGCTGATTTTGCACCTTTTCAGGACATCAGCCCTGACCAGATATACATTTCCAATGACGACAAATGGAAAATGTTTTTTCTCAAAGCAGGCACTTATCGCTTTGACAGAAACTGTCAACAGGCTCCAAAGACAATGGAAATACTTGATAGCGATAAAAATATTGTCTCAGCGTATTTTTCGGTCATTGGCCCTAATAAGATGCTGATGCCCCATGAAGGCCCGTGGTGTGGCCTTATCCGTATTCATTTGGGGATGATGATTCCAACTGACGGGGAATCTATTTTGGTCTGTAACAAGAAAGAATATCGCTGGAAAGACGGGGAAGCGGTAGTTTTTGATGACACCTATGAGCATTTTGCGGTAAATTTAAGCAATAACAATCGAGTGGTATTATTTATTGACTACATGCGCCCCTTGCCTGTACCGTGGAATTGGATAAACTGGATTATATTGAAAGCGGCGCGATTTATTCCTTACTTCAGAGAGCCTGTAAAGAGGCATAAAGAATGGGAAAAAAAGTTTTATCAAGAGGGAGAAAGTAATGCCTAGCTATTACGACAGCAAGAAGAAGAAACCAGGCAGAGCCGATATGCAGTACGAGAAAGGCGGCAAGGTTGAGTACGATAAGGGCGGCGAGGTTAAAAAGATGAAAGGTGGTGGCACAGTGGCCCGTGGTAGTGGCGCTGCCCGACCTCAGATTTTCAGGAAAAACGGATAAATGGCGATAGAGCGCCCAATGGGGCTTAATCCTTTTAATAATTGGCCTCAAGAAGATGAAGCTGACTTAGAGATTGGCATTGTCAATCCAGAGGCTGTTTCAATAGATACGCCCGATGGCGGTGTACTCATAGACTTCGATCCCGATGGGGATATGATCGGAGGTGAGGAGCATAACGCGAATCTGGCTGATCTGATTGAAGACGATGACTTAACTCAAATTGCTTCCGAGCTTATAGGGGCGTTTGAGGCTGACAGAGATTCCCGATCTGATTGGGAAGACACTTATATTAACGGACTTGATCTTCTGGGACTCAAGAACGAAGACCGGACGCAGCCTTGGGACGGGGCTTGCGGAGTATTTCATCCGGTCTTGACAGAAGCGGTAATCCGCTTTCAGGCTCAATCCATTCAGGAGATATTTCCTGCGGCTGGGCCAGTAAAGACTTCAGTGGTCGGACAGATTACTGACGAAAAAGCACAGCAGTCAGAGCGGGTTCGGGACTACCTGAACTATCTCATTACGGAAAAGATGACCGAATATCGCTCAGAAACAGAAAAGATGCTGTTTTCTTTGCCTTTAGCGGGTTCTGCCTTTAGAAAAGTGTACTACGACCCGAATATGGGTCGGCCTTGTTCGATGTTTGTGCCTGCGGAAGACTTTGTAGTGAGCTACGGAGCCTCTGATCTGGTCACTTGTGAACGTGCTACTCATATTATGAAGCGTACCAGCAACGAGGTACGCAAATTACAGGTCTCAGGATTTTATAGTGACATTGATTTACCTGATCCTAGCCCTGATACGGGCGAAATAGAGCGTAAATATAACCAGTTAACAGGCGGTTCGGCCAATTATGAGTTCGATAACCGTCACACCATTCTCGAAGTACAGGCAGAGATGGATTTGGTTGGGTTTGAAGACAAAGAAAATGGTGAGCCTACTGGAATAGCTTTGCCTTATGTCGTAAGCATCGACAAATCTTCCCGCCAGATACTTTCAATACGCAGAAACTGGTATGAAAACGACCCGATGAGAATGAAACGGGAGCATTTTGTTCATTATCAGTATTTACCTGGCATTGGATTCTACGGATTTGGCTTAATTCACATGATTGGTGGATTGGCGAAGTCTGCAACCAGTGTTTTACGGCAATTAGTGGACGCAGGAACGCTTTCCAACCTGCCTGGTGGCTTAAAATCCCGTGGATTACGCATTAAAGGCGATGATACGCCGATTATGCCTGGTGAGTTTAGGGATGTGGACGTACCTGGTGGCGCAATCCGCGATAACATCACCTTTTTGCCCTATAAAGAGCCATCCAACGTCCTTTATCAGCTATTAGGCGATATTGTTACCGAAGGCAGGCGATTTGCCTCTGCGGGGGATGTAAAAGCAGCGGATATGAACGCTGAAGCGCCAGTTGGTACGACTTTAGCCATTTTAGAACGCTCTATGAAGGTGATGAGCGCGGTTCAGGCAAGGCTTCATGCGTCTATGAAGAAAGAATTACGGATTCTTTCAGGCATTGTGCGAGATTTTGGCCCCACCGAGTATCCTTATGCGGTTCCAGGCGGTGAATTATTGCCCGAAGACTTTGATGATCGCGTGGACATTATTCCAGTTAGTGATCCCAATGCAGGCACGATGGCGCAACGCATTATGCAGTATCAGGCAGCGTTGCAGTTAGCGGTACAAGCACCTCAAATGTACGACATGCCGTTATTGCACCGTCAGATGTTGGAAGTTCTGGGTATTCGGGACGCAGAAAAGATTGTACCGCTTGAAGATGAAGTGGATATTGCTGATCCGGTGACAGAAAATATGAATATTATTAACGGTGAACCAGTTAAAGCGTTCATTTATCAGGATCACGAAGCGCACATCCAAACCCATACGGCTCTCATTCAAGACCCTAAGATTATGGAAATCATGTCTCAGAGTCCTACCGCGCAGGCAGCAGAAGCTGCAATGGCAGCGCACATCTCAGAACACGTTGCGTTTGCTTACAGAAGAAAAATCGAAGAAGAGTTGGGTGTTCCGTTACCTGGTCCTGACGAGAAGCTGCCAGAGGACATCGAACTTAGGCTTTCAAGGCTGGTTGCGCCAGCAGCCGCGCAACTTACTGGCAAAGACCAGAGAGAAGCGCAGATGCGGGAGCAGATGGAGCAGGCAGAAGACCCGATCATTCAAATGCAACAGCAAGAATTGCAGCTTAAACAACAGCAGGCTCAGGCTAAAGCGCAGTCAGACATGGCTAAGATTCAGCTTGATTTGCAAAAAGCAATGGACAAATCGGCGCTTGAAAGAGAGAAGTTGTCTCAGCAGCAGCGATTGGAAGAGGCTAAGTTGGGGGCCAGAATTGCAGAAGACAATAGCAGGGAGCAACTTGAATCGAAAAGAATTGCTAGTAAAGAGCAGATAGAAGGTGCTAAATTAGGCAAGGAAATTGCAAAAGACCTGATGAGTGATAAAAATTCAGAAGGAAAACCCTCTTAGGGTGATGTGAAGATACATGGACGAACTGGACTTTTTAAGAGATAAGTTTAGAGAAATGATGAATGAGATGAGCGACCATGTAAGTACGGGGGGTTGTAAGAGTTTTGATGAATATACTCGTTGTTGCGGAGTAATAGAAGGACTGGCGACAGCGGAAAGAGAATTGCTCGATCTTAAAAAGAGGATTGAGGAAGCATAACATCGTTGTATAAGGCAACGCAGGTGACTCTGGACACCCATTTCCAGTGCAAGGAAGACAACTAATGGCAAGATCATTAGCAACAGCAGAAGTAAACGAGGCTGAGGAAAAGGTTGAAGAAATTCAGCTTGATGAATCAGAGACTCGCAAAGCCAGTCAGATGCCAGAGCCACAGGGCTATAAGATACTGATTGCTCTACCAGAACCTGATGAGAAAACGGATGGCGGTATTATTAAAGCTAGAGAAACGATGCACAATGAAGAAGTCGGCAGTATTGTCGGTTTCGTCTTGGACATGGGGCCGGATGCTTATGGTAATAAAGATCGTTTTCCCACAGGCCCGTTTTGCAAAAAAGGGGATTGGATTGTGATGCGCTCCTACACAGGAACAAGATTCACGGTTCATGGGAAAGAGTTCCGTTTAATCAATGACGACAGCGTAGAAGCTGTGGTCGAAGACCCACGGGGTATCGTAAAGGTATGAGTGAAGCAACAGAAACCAGTATAGACCAGGCAGAGTCTATCGCTGCACCAACGTCAGCCGAGGACAAGTTCTTCGGTGTTAAGACGCAAATTGCCAAGAAGTCCGATCAGGAGAAAACCGCTACTGAGCAGTCCGATCTGGATTTGGAAATTATAGACGATAAGCCACCTTCCAAGAAAGCGGCAGAAGAACCAACAGGCGATGAAGAACTGGATCAATACAGTGCCAGTGTCAGAAAGCGTTTGGACAAAGCCACTTACAAACGAAGAGAGGCAGAGCGTCTTGCAGATGAAGCGGTTAAGGCCGCTCAAACGCTTAATCAGCAGAATCAGCAGCTTTCCGCGAAGAACAAAGAATACGAGTCTTTGATTAATCGTGGCGAGAACGTGCTGGTATCGCAGATTAAAGAAAAGGCGGAGTTGGCAGCAGATAAGGCCAAAGCTGAATATAGAAAGGCTTACGAGGAAGGAAATACGGATGCGATTGTTTCTTCTCAGGAAGAGATGATTCGCGCTCAGGCTGAACTGAATGAAGCGCAGCGTTATGAAAATAATCTGCCACCCCAGCCAACACCGGAACAACAGGCCGCTTATCAAAGGCAGGTACAATCTACCTATCAACAGCCTGTTGCCCCGACAATTCCTGAGCCGGAACCGAAAGCAAAGGAATGGGGAGAAAAAAATCCTTGGTTTGGTGATGAAGAACATAAGGGCATGACAGCGTATGCTTATGCTCTCCATGAAGAAGCCATAAAGGATAATGGGCTATCGCCCAATTCAGATCAGTATTTTACTTACATAGATCAAGGCATGAGGGGCCGATTTAATGATTATGGCTGGGAGGACAATACATCGGAAGATGTTAGCGGTAATGGACAAGCCGCGCCTGCGACAAACAGCCAACCCTCGTCCGTGGTTGCTCCTTCCGCAAGGAACAATGGAGCTAAACCACGCAAAGTGCAGTTAACGTCCACTCAAGTCGCTCTCGCTAAACGACTTGGGTTAACCAATGAGCAGTACGCCAAACAACTCGTTAAGGAGATGAAAAATGGCTGATGAGCGCACCCCAAGGTCTCACGATAGTCGTGCAGAAGATGTCCGAGAAAGTAATGATTCTTGGGTTCCTTCTTCGATTTTGCCAACGCCTGATCCGCAGGATGGCTGGGTTTTTCGCTGGGTTAGAACCAGTGTTATGGGTCAATCGGATAACCCGAATGTATCCCAGAAGTTTAGAGATGGATGGACACCTGTTAAGGCAGAAGAACATCCAGAGCTTCATATCCAGTCTGACATCAATTCCCAGTTTAAGGGGAATCTTGAGGTCGGCGGCTTGTTATTATGCAAGGCTCCAAAAGAAAAAATGGATGCCCGAAATGCACATTTTCAAGATTTGGCAGAAAAACAGATGGAGTCCGTGGACAACAACTACATGAGAGAGAATGATCCGCGTATGCCCTTGTTGAGACCGGAGAAAAGTACGCGCACAACCTTTGGGAAAGGCTGACATCTTTTTTTAAGATGTAGTCTTTTGTGTTTAATAGAATCTAGGAGAAACTTAGATGGCTACATCTGCCACTCCAAATGGTGCAGAGCCTATTGGCACTTGTTCGAGCAGCGGTTCCTTTACAGGAAAAGTTGTTCATATCAAGATTGCTTCGGCTTATAACACCGCTATATTCTATGGGGATTTTGTTAAATTGGTGACTGCCGGAACGGTTGAAAAAGACACTGGCACAACTTCTTTGACCCCTATAGGTATTTTTCTGGGCTGTAAGTACACAGACCCAAGCACAAGTCAAATGACCTTTAATCAAACATTTCCAGCCGATACAGCGGCTTCCGATATAGCGGCTTATGTTTTGATTGATCCTGACGTATTGTTCAGGATGCAAGGTGATGCGGCTATTGCTCAAACTGGTCTTGGTGCAAACTTTGCTGTTGTTCAAACAGCGGGTTCAACCACGATTGGTCGAAGCAAAAATGCTTGTGATGCGTCTACAGTTGCAACAACTAACACGCTACCGATTAGGATTGTCGATTTTTACGATGGCCCTTCCAGTTCGGTTGGCGATTCCTACACTGATGGTATCTTCCGTTTCAACGCGGGTCATCAGCTAATCAATACTACAGGCATATAAAGGAGAACTAGCATGGCTATTTCAAGAGCACAAATGCTTAAAGAACTCCTGCCAGGGCTTAATGCCTTATTTGGCTTGGAGTATGAAAAGTACGAGGATGAACATGCCGTTATTTATGATACGGCCTCGTCAGAGCGTTCATTCGAGGAAGAGGTGAAACTGAGCGGCTTTGGTGCGGCTCCTGTTAAGGACGAAGGAAATGCAATTTCTTACGATTCTGCACAGGAAGCGTACACTGCAAGGTATAACCATGAAACGATTGCAATGGGTTTTGCGATAACAGAAGAGGCGATGGAAGATAATTTATATGATTCTTTATCGGCTCGTTATACCAAAGCTCTTGCTCGTGCAATGGCTTACACCAAGCAGGTAAAAGCAGCGAACCCGCTAAACAACGGTTTCACTAATTCTTACCAGACAGGTGATGGGGTTAACCTCTTTACTGCATCTGGTGATGGTGTAACTGGCGGTGACGGACACCCACGGGTGGACGGCGGTAAGAACGATAATCGTCCTGCGACAGCGGCTGATTTGAACGAAACCTCACTAGAGGCAGCGATTGTAACGATTGCGGCTCTCACAGATGAGCGTGGACTTCTAATCGCAGCTAGACCAAGACGTTTGTTAGTTCCACCTGCTGGAATGTTTATTGCCACACGGCTTCTTGAGTCAGATCAAAGAGTCGGAACGGCGGATAACGACATCAATGCTGTACGCAGCATGGGTATCGTTCCAGAAGGATATTCGGTCAATCATTATCTGACTGACTCAGATTCCTTCTACATCATTACTGATGTGCCAAATGGCTTGAGACACTTCGAGCGTACCGCACTGGAAACTTCAATGGACGGTGACTTCGATACGGGTAACGTGCGCTACAAAGCGCGTGAGCGTTACTCTTTCGGGGTAAGCGACCCACTTGGAATTTACGGTTCGCCAGGAGCGTAAGTAATGAGGGAAGGCGACTTGTTTTATTAACATAACAAAATGCCTGTTAATCAATTAGCAGGTCGCTTTCCTTTTTCCTGACAGACACATGGCGTGTCTGACACTAGCCACGACAGGAGAAAGAAATGGCTAATACAACTTTTAACGGCCCAGTTCGGTCTGAAGGCGGATTTGAACAAATCAGCAAGACGGCTGGAACAGGCGCTATTACCACCAATCTGGATATTGACAGCAGCGGTAATATCACCACAACGGGCTATGTTTCCTCTTATGCCAACGTCAGCAGCATTACGTCTGCTACTCACAGCGTTGAGTCCACCGATTCGGGTACGGTTTACACTCTAAACCGAGCCGCAGGTATCGTGGTTACGTTACCTACGGCAGCGGCTGGTCTGAACTACACGTTTATCGTTGGAACAACCTTCTCAGGCGCAGGGAAGATCAATACGGACAATGCCAGTGACTTGTTCTCTGGTTTTGCTACGATCTTTGATCCGGCAACGGCTACCGATAACAACACCTTCATTCCTGATGCCAGTGATGATGACACCATTGATTTGGGTTCAGCAGCACAGGGCTGGCTTGTGGGTGGCGTGATTCGCTTAGTGGCAACCAGTGCGGCGGTTTGGCATTGCGAGGCTTTCTTGCATGGTGACGGCACATTGGCTACACCGTTTGAGTAGTTAATTGTTAGTTGGATGGAGCTTCGGCTCCATCTGACTATTTAAGGAGATAGAAAATGGCTGATACGGTAACAAGTCAAACCATTCAGGATGGAGCGCGACATGTCGTAATGAGCTTTACCAATGTCAGTGATGGCACTGGCGAGTCTGCGGTGACAAAGGTGGATGTTTCTGCCCTTGAAGCTGATCCAATGACAGGGGCTGCTTGTGATGGGGTTTCCATAGAATCGGTGACGTTCTCGACATTTGGCATGAGTGTAAAACTTTTGTGGGATGCGACAACGGATGTGCTATGTCTTCATTTGCCTGCGGATTACGCAGATACCTTGGACTACAGCAATTTTGGCAGCTTAAAGAATAATTCAGGTTCAGGGAAAACGGGTGATATACAATTTACCACGGTAGGACATTCCAGTGGTGATGCTTATACCGTTACTCTGAAAATGATTAAAAATTATGCGTAGGAGAGAATCATGGCAAAGCTAGAAATCTTTCAAAATGGTACTTCCATGCACCCTGACACTATGGGTGATCCGGTTTACCAGATTGGCAGTAAAAATGCTGATGGTGAATATGACGTAGTTGTATTTGATGCAATGAGCCAAAAGGAAGCTAAGGCAAGACTTGCAGAGTTACGACCAGTTAAGGTCGTGCCGAAAAAAGCGCCGGAGCCAGAAAAGAAAGAGCCAGAGCCAAAGGCAGCGCCGAAAAAAGTAGCCACAAAGAAAAAAGCGGCTCCTAAAAAGAAAGCAACTGCCAAAAAGAAAACGGCTAAGAAGAAACGCTGATGGCAATTAGTCGGGCGCAAATGGGAAAGCAGGTAAAAAATGGGCCTGTTACTAAAGGTAACAGAACTATTTTAACGCTTCCCAAAGGGGTAAAAAGAAATCCAAGAATGATAACGCGCTTAATGCGTGAATCAGGGAGATGCGTGTAAATGGCTACCAGCGGAACTTATGCCTTTAATCTGGACTTGAGCGATATTCTTGAAGAAGCCTATGAGCGGGCTGGTCTTGAATTGCGTAGTGGTTACGACTATCGCACAGCAAGGCGTAGCTTGGACTTAATGTTTCTGGAATGGCAGAACAAGGGGTTAAACCTCTGGACGGTTCAGGAAGGCTCTCAGACGCTTACAGCAGGTACTGGTCGATATGCTTTAGCAGGCGATCAGTTAGATGTGATTGAGGCTTCGTTAAGGACTGATGATGGCGATGCTGATAAGCAGAGTGATCTGACCATGAGCCGCATTTCAATTAGTCAGTATTCACATCTGACCAATAAGCTGACTCAGGGTCGTCCGATTCAATATTGGATTGAAAAAGACCCAGATGCTATTGCTTTGAATGTATGGCCTGTGCCTGATGATGCACAGACCTATAAGGTTAATTATTACTACATTCAGCGTGTAGAGGATACAGGGAGTCCCGCTTCCAATAATGTTGATATTCCTGCAAGGTTTTTGCCTTGCATGGCAGCAGGATTGGCTTATTACATTAGCGTTAAAAGACCTGAAGCATCTGACAGAGCGCCATTATTAAAGCAAATTTACGATGAGCAGTGGGATTTGGCGGCAGATGCCGACAGAGATAAGTCATCGTTTTTTATGGTTCCTGGGGGGTATAGCCGAGTATGAGTAGTTACGCTACAGGTAAAAAGGCTTTCGGGTTCTGTGACAGGACGGGATTCAGGTATCCGTTGAAGGATTTAGTTCCACAGATAGAAAATGGCAGGCCCAATGGTTTGCTGGTGGGTCGTGATGTGGTTGATGAAGATCAGCCTCAGTTGCAGTTGGGTCGTCTTAAAACAGCAGATCCACAGGCATTGAGAGACCCAAGGCCCGATCAGGGACTAGCAGAAAGCAGAAGACTTTTTGCCTTTGACCCTGTGGGCGGCGGTAACAGCGCCTTGGGCAGCAGAACGGTAGGTTTGGATATTACGGCTGAGGTCGGAAAAGTGACAGTGAGTACAGGATAATGGCTTGGACATATACAACGCTTCAAAACGCGATTAAGGATTACTTGCAAAACTCTGAAACGACTTTTGAAAATAATCTTGCCAATATGATCGTTCAGGCAGAAAACAGAATACTAAAGTCGGTGCAGTTGCCTGATTTTAGAAAGAACACCACGGGAACAATGACTAGCGATAATGCCTATCTTTCAACGCCTACGGACTTTATGTCTCCATATTCTCTGGCGCTTGACAACAGCGGCTATGAGTTTCTTATTTTCAAGGACGTTAATTTCATCCGAGAGGCTTATCCGGTCTCTACAACAACGGCTACACCGAAATATTACGCCATGTTTGATGATGCCTCATTTATCTTAGGGCCGACACCTAACAGCAATTATACGGTAGAACTGCATTATTTTTATAAACCTACGTCTATTACTACGTCAGCAGACGGTACAAGCTGGCTGGGTAATAACGCAGAAACCGCTTTGCTCTATGGCTGTCTTGTGGAAGGATATACTTTTATGAAAGGAGAGCCTGATGTGTTCGCTGCGTACCAGAAGCAATATGAAGATGCTCTGATGCAGTTGAAGTCATTGGGCGAAGGTTATAGTACAACGGACAGTTATCGTAGCGGTGCTGTAAGGAAAGAAAGAGTCTGATGCTAAATATAAGCGCACAAGTAGAGCCAGGAACCTGCGTGGTGCATACCACTAAAAACAGAGGTTTTACCCCAGAAGAAATTGCTGAAAGGGCAATTCCCAAGGTGGTTTCTATTGCCGAGGGTGCAAACCCAGAGGTAAGAGAGCAGGCAGAGGCGTTTAAGCGAAGACTTTTCCATGTGATTGTCAAGGCTTGTAATGACGCAATACAAAGCGACAGAACAACGCTTGCCAATCTTTTGACACAACAAGGCCATAAAGACATGGCGGATATTTTAAGGAGGCTATGATGGCCCATACCCAAGCGGTAGCAACGTCTTTCAAGAGTGAATTACTTCAGGGTATTCATAATTTTCATAACGGATCGGGTGGCGGCACAACCACGACTACAGGGACAGGTAATACCTTTAAGATTGCTCTGTACACGAGTAGTAGCACGATGTCTGCCTCAACTACGGCCTATACGACCACAAATGAGGTGTCCGGCACGAACTACACTGCGGGAGGAAATACATTAACGAATGTTGATCCTTCAACCTCTGGAACGACAGCACTGACAGATTTTGCAGACAGCACATGGAGTTCAGCCACGATAACCGCAAACGGGGCATTGATTTACAACTCAAGCACCACGGCAGGTTCAGCGAACAGAGCGGTGGTTGTTCTGGCATTTGGTGGCGATAAAACAAGTACGGCTGGTGATTTTACGATTGCATTCCCAGCAGCAGACGCTTCAAACGCAATTATAAGGATTGCCTAACAGGTTAATGGAATGGCAGATGCAAAAGTCGCATGGCAGGGATGGAACTCCAGCAACATTGCATGGGGCGAAAGCACATGGGGTGATGCAGAAGAGGCAGTGCCAGGCACAACAGCCTCAGTCGGTTCCGTTTCAGTCAGTGCAGAAGCAGGCGTATCAGCTTCAGGGAATGAAGCCACTGTATCAACGTCCTCTGTCACGGTTACAGCGGCGGCTTCGGTCAGCGCAAGCGGCAATTCGGCAACGGCTTCAGTTGGCTCTGTTACGGCTACAGGCATTGCCAACGTATCAGTCACTGCGCCAGCGTCTACAGCCTCCGTTGGGAGCGTTACCCCTTCGGCCTCTGCGGGAGTTTCGGTATCAGGAAATTCCGCTACGGCTAATGTTGGCAGCGTTAGTATTTCTGCCGCTGCTGGTGTCAGCGTTACTGGTTCGGGTGCTACTGCATCTGTTGGTAGTGTTAGCACTGAAACCGCTAATGTTGTTGATGTTACGGCTCCTCAGTCTCAGGCACTCGTTGGCAGTGTCAGCACTGGTTCCGATGCGGTGGTTACGCCAAGCGGAAACAGCGTTGAAGCAACAACGTCCGGTATCAATATATGGGGGCTTGTTGACACAGATCAGACAGCAAGCTGGAGCGGTATCAGCACTACTCAGACACCTGAGTGGTCTGGTGTATCAACAACTCAGGACGGTTCTTGGTCTTCCGTATCAAATTCACAAACAGCTAACTGGAGTTCGGTGGATACTGACCAGACTCCTGAATGGAAAGAGGTAGCTTAAATGGCAACTTATGTAAATGATCTCAGGCTGAAAGAAATCGCTACTGGCGACGAATCAGGGACATGGGGCACAAGCACGAACACGAATCTTGAGTTAATTGCTGAAGCATGGGGCAGCGGTTCTGAAGCAATCACTGGCACAAGTCATACCATTACTATGGCAGATGGATCAAGTGACGCTGCAAGGGCTTACGCTTTGACGCTGACAGGCTCTACTACTGCGACTAACACAGTGACTCTTGCTCCTAATACGGTCAGCAAAACTTGGATTATTCAAAACAGTGCTGGGTATCAGGTCACTATTTCACAAGGCACAGGCGCTAATGTCGTAATTCCTAATGGTGGAATTAAGATGGTTGTTACTGATGGAGCAGGCGCAGGAGCCGCCGTTACTGATGTACTCGATTTAACAGGCGGTACAGGTAATGTCGGCTTGGGTTCTGGCAACTTAGGTACGGCCCTAACAACGGGAACGGATAACGTCGCCATAGGCGAGGCCGCGCTTGATGCGGTGACTTCGGGTTCCGACAACACTGCGGTAGGTGATAACGCCGCAGGAGCCGTTACGACGGGGGGATCGAACGTAGCCATTGGTTCCGGCGCTCTGCTGGTTGCGACAACTGCGAGCAATAACGTGGCAGTTGGTACTTCGGCACTTACGGCTAATACTTCCGGTACGGATAACGTGGCGGTGGGTGACGCAGCCGGGGATGCTGTAACGACAGGTTCAGACAACACCCTGATTGGCGATAACTCCGGTGGCGCTCTGACAACAGGAAGTAATAACGTAGCTGTTGGATCAGGAGCCTTATTAGTAGCAACTACAGCAGCCGACAACACTGCGGTGGGAACATTAGCTTTAACGGCTAATAGTTCTGGCACGGACAATACGGCAGTCGGATACGCGGCAGGTGACGCTGTAACAACTGGTTCAGACAACACTTTGGTTGGTGATAACGCTGGGGGTGCTATAACAACGGGTAGCGATAATGTTGCTATAGGCTCTGGTGCGCTAGATGCTGTGACAACAGCAAGTAATAATATAGCAATTGGATCAGATGCTCTTGGGGCTAATACTTCTGGAACGGATAACGTAGCCGTTGGAGATTCAGCAGGCGATGCGGTGACTACCGGATCAGATAATACGCTGATTGGAGATAACGCTGGTGGAGCCATAACAACGGGCGGTGACAATACGGTTGTGGGTTCAGGCGCATTAGCCACAGAAGACGGAAACGGACAAAATGTAGCGGTTGGATCGGCTGCATTAGCCACCCTAAACGCTGGTGCTGATGCGGGTAACGTGGCGGTGGGATATCAAGCTCTAACAGCCGCTACCACGGGAGTTGATAATGTAGCGGTGGGCTTTCAAGCAGGTGACGCAGTTACCACTGGCTCAGATAATACTTTAATTGGAGATAGTGCTGGCGGAGCTTTAACAACAGGGGCAAATAATGTCGCGGTGGGTTCGGCGGCTTTATCAACAGAGGATGGAAACGGAAGTAATGTTGCGGTGGGCGTTTCTGCTCTTGCGACCCTGAATGCTGGTGCAGATGCTGGCAATGTAGCAGTCGGACATCAAGCATTAACTGCCGCAACTACCGGAGTTGATAATGTTGCGGTAGGTTTTCAGGCTGGAGATGCTGTAACCACTGGCTCTGACAATACTTTTGTGGGAGATAGCGCAGGGAGTGCTGCTACAACATCATCTCAGAATACGGGGATAGGATCAGATGCCTTAAAAGCAACGACCACTGGCGGTGACAACACGGCGGTGGGAAAGGGGGCTTTAGCTGCTAATACCACCGGGGCTAACAACGTTGCCATAGGAATCAAGGCTTTAGAGACTACGACTACGGTAAGCGGATTGACTGCGGTTGGTCACGATGCGTTAACTGCCAATACCACTGGAACATTTGGTACGGCAGTAGGATTCAATGCTCTGGCTGCAAACACGACCGGAATTAGGAATACGGCTGTAGGTTCTGGCGCGCTGGATGTGAACACAGAGGGTGAGAGAAATGTGGCGCTTGGTCAGGATGCGCTAGGGTCTAATACTACTGGCAGCAAGAATATTGCCATAGGACAAGCCGCCCTCGATGCAAATACAACAACAGATGCAAACACGGCGATTGGTTATGCGGCTTTAGGGGCTGCTACGGCAGACAATAACACCGCAGTTGGATATTATGCTTTATTGAGCAACACCACAGGACAATACAATGTTTGTTTGGGTTCATTAGCAGGTGATGCTGTCACGACAGGAGGTGCTAATACCCTCATTGGGTATCAGGCAGGAACACATGATGTCAACCTGACAACCGGAGGTGATAACACGCTTATTGGTGCTTACAATGATGTTTCTGCTTCAGACGCTTCCAATCAGATCGTAATTGGAACAAATTTAACCTCAAAAGGAGATAGTACCGCTTTTATTGAGGGGGTTCCTTACAATGGCAACAATCAGTCGGCTTGGAGTACGACTTCTGATGAGCGAATCAAGAAAAACATATCGGACAACTCAATAGGTTTGAGCAAACTCAATCAGATACAAGTCAGAAACTTTGAGTACAGAACGCCAGAGGAAGTGACTGATTTGCCTAAACATGCAGCGATTGACACTCAAGGTGTTCAGGTCGGAGTTATTGCTCAAGAAATAGAAACTGTTTTGCCTGATGTGGTTAAAGAAGAAAGTACGGGAGCCAAGAGTGTTAATCCAGAGAACATAACTTGGTATCTGGTAAATGCGGTTCAAGAACTGTCTGCGGAAATAGAGGAATTGAAAGCGCAGCCTAAATGTAAATGTCAAGGAGATTAAGATGGCAGTAACGAAAACGCTTACTAAGGCTGTTCCGTACGTTAAATCGAGCAAGGTTGAAAAGTGGGACTTGGAAATGAAGTATGAGAACGATAGCGAAGGCGATGCTACTTATTACACGAGTACCTTTTCGACTATAGTAGAAAACGTAGACTCTCTTTCTGGTGCTACAGTGTTTTCTAAGAAAGCTAAAGGCTCTTGGACTAAGAGCGAGCTTGAAGGAATTTTTCCCACAGCCAAGTGGGATGCGATATTCGCTAGTCAGGTAGACAGTGTAATCACTAATCCACCAGTTAAGCCTGTTCCTGATACAGCCTACACAATTCCTAGCTAATGGCTAATATAAACGTCAATATCTGGACATTACCAGCAGCATTTATGCTGGAGACAGACTTGCCAGGCGAGATGGTGGTTAATCTAAATCAGTATCTTGATGAATTGCTTGAGAGCGAGGAGCGTCGTTCCCATGCAGGCACTCTGGTAGGACAGATTAAGCATGGGCAACAGTTGACGATGAATCACGAAGTTCCTGAGTTAAAGGAATTTTCTGATCTGATCTGTGGTCTTGGCATTGAGTATCTTAAACATTTTGGTCAACAGACTGGAAATATGCTGTCTGGAACCAGAAAAGTTGAGGTCGATGAGCTTTGGTCGGTTCATTCTTTTGAAAGGGACTATAACCCTATTCACGATCATGGAACCAAGACGATAATGGGACTTTCGGTAACAACGTGGACAAAAGTTCCGCAGCAAATATTGGATCAACCAACAGCAGGTACACCGAGTTATAACCTTTACAACGCCAGTGGAGCTTGCGATGGGTACTTATGTTTTCAATATGGAAAAAATTCTTTGATGGATGTGGAGCGTTTATGTCCACCTCAATCTACTTCTCTGCAACCGCAGGTAGGAAAACTTTATATGTTTCCAAGTTGGCTTCAGCACATGGTCTATCCCTTTGAAGGGCCAGGCGAAAGAAGAACAGTTGCAGCTAACTTGAATGTATGGGACATGGATCGTTTTAACGAAAATACAGTCGCACGACAGATTGTCAATTAGGAGGAAATATGGAAATAATTTTTCAAATAATAACTGTAGTTACACTGATTGTTACGGTTGCAAGTCTTATTGCAGCCTCAACACCTACACCCAAAGATGATGTCTGGATTGGCAAGCTGTATAAGCTGATTGATTTACTGGCATTGAATATTGGCAAGGCAAAGCAAAAATGAATTTGTTCAAAAAAATCATTAGTTTTTTTTCTCCCCATGAGGCCAATAAAGAGGTTGTAGAGGAGATTAAAAGTATTCTCAAAGAAGACCTCGTTAGGGCTAGAAACAGCAAAGGCCATTATGTTGCTGATGACCCTGCTACAGAAGAAAATGAGGCTTGGGTGAAGAAGGAAAAGTAATGCGAGAAAAGTTGATTGAAATGCTGAAGTTGCATGAGGGCGTGGAAAGCCATGCTTATGAATGCAGTGCATCCAAAATCACTGTAGGGGTTGGGCGCAATATAGACCCTGAAGGTGGTATTGGCTTGTCTGAGGACGAGATAGACTATCTTTTACAGAACGATATTGACCGTGTTTATGCAGAATTGGACTCTGAATATGACTGGTTTGCTGGTCTTGATAGAGTTCGGCAGGATGCAATAATTGATATTAGCTTTAATTTAGGACAAACACGCCTTAGAGCCTTTAAGAATGCGCTTGCAGGCATGGCTTCTGGGGATTGGAACGAAGCAGCCGATCAGTTTATGGACTCCAGATGGTCTGGACAGGTTGGAAACAGAGCTAAAACATTAACAGAGATGATAAGAACAGGAGAATATTGACATGAGCAGAGGTGGTAGGCTAGGCGGTCAGGGACAAATTCAATACAGTATCAGCTCTTTTAAGAGGTAAAAATGCCCTTAACGAAGTTACAGTTTCAGCCAGGCATTAACAAAGAAGGTACAGAGTACTCTGCTGACGCTGGCTGGTATGACGCTGACAAGGTTCGATTCAGAAAGGGCAGACCTGAAAAGATAGGTGGCTGGGAAAAATACAGCACTAATTCCTTTCTTGGAGTATGCCGATCTTTAGAGGATTGGGTAGTTGTAGACGGCATTGCTTACATTGGCGTTGGAACTCATCTTAAATTTTATGTCAATGAAGGTTCTTCTTTCCATGACATAACTCCTATAAGGGCCACTACGAGTGCTGGTGATGTCACCTTTGCAGCAACCAATGGCTCATCGACAATTACAGTAACAGACTCATCTCATGGTGCGGTAGTTAATGATTTTGTTACCTTTTCAGATTCAGCCAGTTTAGGTGGAAATGTTACGGCTGCTGTTTTGAATCAGGAATATCAGATTGCAAGTGTAGTAAATACTAACTCTTACACAATCACAGCAAAAGACACCTCTGGCGATACTGTTACTGCTAATAGCTCAGATAGCGGCAACGGCGGAAGTAGCGTAGTTGGGGCTTATCAGATCAATATTGGTCTGACCAATTATGTTCAGGGTGTCGGGTGGGGTTCTGATACATGGGGCGCGAGCACCTTTGGTAGTGCCAGCAGTTTATCTGCCGCAGGCCAGTTACGATTATACAGTCAGGATGTCTTTGGCGATGATCTGGTTTTCAATGTACGCGCTGGCGGTGTTTATTATTGGGATGAAAGTTCTGGAACCTCGACCAGAGCCACTGCGCTATCTGCGGTTTCAGGTGCTTCTAATGCCCCTACTATTGCTTTGCAGGTAATGATGTCCGATGTGGACAAGCACGTTATTTGTTTTGGGGCTAACCCGATTGGTTCTTCAACAATTGATCCGCTTCATGTTAGGTGGAGCGATTCAGAATCAGCGGCTGATTGGACTCCAACAGCTATTAATACGGCTGGTGGTGTTAATCTCAGCACAGGCTCTACTATTATTGGGGCGCTAAAAACAAGACAAGAAATACTAATCTGGACTGATGCAGGCGTTCATTCCATGCGATTTATCGGTTCTCCGTTTATTTTTCAGTTTAGTGTTGTTAACGAAGGGCTTTCTATGATTTCTCCCAAAGCTGCGGTAAACGCAGGCGGGTCCGTTTACTTCATGGATCGTGGTGGCTTTTATATTTATAACGGTGGAGTGCAAAGAATCCCCTGCTCTGTCCTTGACCATGTAATGTCTAACATCAACATAGATCAGTCATACAAGGTTTTCGCTACAACTAATGCCGACCATAATGAGGTTACATGGTTTTACCCCATAGGCTCTGGCGAAACAGATAATACTAATTATGTGACTTATAACTATCTGGAACAGCTTTGGACTATTGGTACAATGACGAGAGGCGCATGGATTGAGGCAAACAGCAAAAATTATCCAGTTGCCACTTCTGTAATTACCAGTTCCGACAACAACTATCTCTACATCCAAGAGCGTGGACATGACGATGACGGGTCAGCAATGACCGCCTATATTGAATCAGGGGATGTAGAAATGGGCGATGGGGAACGCTATATGCTTTTGAGTAAGTTGATTCCTGACTTTACATTTAAGGGAGATACAGGAAACGCCTCTATGAGCGTCATTGTCAAAGGAAAGGATTTCCCTCTGGAAGATTCCGCCACTTTATCGACATCAACAGTAACTTCCTCAACAAAACAAGCATTTTTAAGGGCAAGAACACGTTCCTCGGCTTTCCGTATTGAGAGCAGTGAGAGTGGTTATGGCTGGCGGTTAGGTGATTTGCGTTTTGACATGAGACCGGATGGGAGAAGGTAATGGCACAAAGCAGAGTTATTCCATTGCCGACAGCCCCTCAAGAATACGAGGAAAACAATGAAGCAACAACGCGATTAACTATTGAACAATCGCTTCAAGAGGTGAAGAATGACGTTGTGTTAGCAAAGACCCAAGGAGACAAGGATGGTTCTTTGGCAATGCGTAGATTTCAGTTCCTGTTAATGGGTGCGGGGGGATCGTGAGTGACATCATCAAGGTACTTGGTCAGTTGGATTGTGCGGCTACAACGCAAGAAACGCTCTATACCGTCCCAGACCTTACGCAGACCACTGTTAGTTCATTTGCGGCTTGCAATAGAACAGGTTCTGCCATCACCTTCAGGTTACGCATCAATGTTGCCGGAGCGGGTGATGATGATAAGCAGTTTCTTTACTATGACACCTCTGTTGCAGCAAACACGACATTTACTGCGGTTATTGGCATTTGTTTGGGACAGAAAGACGTTGTTAAAACCTATGCCAGTGCAGTAGATATGACATTTACTTTATTTGGAGTAGAAACCAAGTAGGATGAGATTATGAATAATGTAGCTCCTTTACAGGGAATGGCTGAAAACTTAGCGCAACATGGTCGTTATGGCGATTCCATGCTGGTACACATGAATCCGATTGAGGTTCAGGGTATTGCTTCTTTGTCTCCGACTGGAAGGTTAACTACTAACCCTGTTACCGGACAACAGGAAGCATTTTTGCCTTTCCTTGCCCCTTTGCTTGGTGGCGCTTTAGGATTAGGGGCAACAGGTAGTGCGTTATTAAGCGGAGCTTTAACAACCATTGCTTCTGGTGGGGATTTCAAAAAAGGGATTCTTTCGGGGCTTACTAGCTTTGGTTTAGGCAAGATAATGGACAAAATTCCATCTGTAGGTGAGGGTGTTGACCCTTCTGCTCTTACTGGCGAATCCCCTGCTGTGAATTTTGGGGAAATGCTAACAGATACAGGCGCAGCAAGAAATATGAATTTATTTGACTCTGCAGGCAGCCCAGTTGATATTTCCTCTCGTATTGAACTTGCTCCAGATTTATTGTTAGATCCCAAATTAGATAAGATTATAGGCCTAAATCTTCCAACAAATGCAGGCGCAGCAACAGCAGATTTAATAGAACCTCTCGCCCCTGGGCTTGCATCGCCTCGTTTTGAATTTGATCCAAATTTATTTTCCAATTTAGATTTAGATATAGGCAGTGCAAATATAGCCTCAAATGTTGTTCCTGATGAACCGCAAGGTTTGTTTGGTCGTGGTCTTTTCAGAGATGGCAAACCCGATTACAGCAGAATAGGCGAGTTAGATTTCAAAGAAGATATATTTCCAGGCGCTTTAATGTCTGGGCTTGGTTATTCTACTCAGTTGGAGATGGATAGACAGGATGCTTTAAGAAGACAGGCTGAAGAACTTGATGCAGAGGGAAAGTCAGATTTAGAGCGAACCGAAGGTGAGGCACAAAGAGCAATACAACAAAGAATTTATGATTATGGCCTTCCATCAAGAGGTATTTTGCCCAGAGACCCCAGATTTGCTCCTCAAGGTTTGGCTGGTGGCGGTTTGGTTTCTCTTAACCCTTCTGATTATCAGGATAAAAGAGATGGGCTTGCTCGTCTGATGGGAGAACCTGTCAGGATGCAGATTGGGGGGGCGCTCCCTAGTCTTGGTGAATATCAAGGATATTTTATTCAGCCGAACTCATCAGAAACACAAAGCGCAATCAGAGGAACGCAAGCTATATCAGCGCCTCAAATGCAAGCATTAACCGCTTCAGGGTACAGAGCGGGTTTTGACCCTGAGCTTGAGTATTTCAGAACTCCAGATAGATTTGGTAATGATCCTTTTCCTGAAGTCTTTGATCCTCGAAATCCTAACGCACCTGTCCTTCCGACAGACGCGCAATTAGCTCAAGAATTAGCCGAAGCAGAGGCTTCTGGCGCAGGAGCAGGGACTGCTGACTCTGCTGCATTATATGATATGCCAGGCTATGCTTCGTCAGATGGAACGTATTCCCAATTTCTTGGTGGCACTCTTGGATCAGGAATAGCGGGTGTCCCGACTATGGGTCAGAATTATTTATCAGATATGCCAGTCTTGAGTAGCGACAATACGCTTGACTACTCTAGTTCATCTAATGAAGGCATTGCTGCACTTCAGGGCTTGGATTATTCAGATTATCCCAAGCGTAGTGATTTCGGGCCTTCTGATGAAGGGGGGCATTTAGAATATCAGCAGGCACAACAGGAATGGTTTAGAAATAGAATGCCATCCGCAAGGATAGACCAGTCTGTTATGCCTTCTGAAGCAACCTCTCCTGTTGTTTCTACCCCGCCGCCTCCTGTAGATATAGGTTTTGACAGAGTTGATGATATTGGAGTCGGAAAAGTTTCTGATCCAAATAAACCAAAACCAATACTGACATCAGGGGTGGATCGTGGGCCTATCTTGACTGTGGGTGATTTCGGGCCGCGTTCAACAGGAAGCTCGGTAATAACTCCCCCAATGCCACCTCCGGCAACGCAACTACCTCCGGTAATGCAACCTCCAGTAGAACAGCCACCAGTTAGTAATGAAAAATTACAACGCATATTGGCAGACAGGCCAAGACGAGGCGATTATGACAGCCCTTATGATTTCATGGCTGATTTAAGGGATTTCAGGGGCATCAATCCTTTCAACAAAGGCGGTTTAGTCAAAATGCAGGATATGGGGCAGGTTCCTGAAATGCCTATAGACCCCGCATTAGAAGACCCTGCAATGATGCAGGCTGATCCAATGCAGGAAGGTATAGCTTCTGTAGACCCTGTAATGGAAGACCCAATGGCTAATATTGATCCAGAAACACAACAACTTCTGGAACAAACAGCGATGGCTATTTTAGGTCAGATTCCGCCAGAAGAGGCTGACGCGATCATTCAAGCCTTTATTGAGCAGTTTGGCCCAGAGATTTTCCAGCAATTCAGGGATCAGGTTTTAACCTCAGTTGTGCCTAATGCCCAGACAGAGGGCATGGTTGAGGGTCAGGGCGACGGAATGAGCGATGAAATTATGGGGATGATTGGAGATCAACAGCAGGTAGCTGTTTCGCCAGGCGAGTATATTGTCCCAGCCGATGTGGTTTCTGGAATAGGCAACGGTAGCAGTGATGCGGGAGCCGGAGAGCTTGACAGAATGTTAGCTGATATCAGGCAAGCCCGAACAGGGATGACAGAGCAACCACCTGAAATCGACCCAAGAGGAGCAATGCCAGCATGAGTGAGACTGCTGTTCAAGAGCCTGTGATAAAGGATATTTCTCGTGAGCCGAGGGTTTGGCCTCAGAATGCTCCAAGAGAAGTAACCCATACAATCGCGCTCATACCGCCCAATTATGTGCAGACTCTGTGGGACGATGTGGAAGAATTGCTGGCTCCTGCGATTGCAAGGTCTCGCGGAAGGTGGGATATGCAGTCTTTGTATGAGTCAATTAGAAATTTAGAGCAGCATTTATGGGTTGCGTTTAACGAAGAAGGAGTTATCGAGGGGGTAGGGACTACGGAGTTTGTGTTTTATCCCAGAAAGAAAATGCTGGCAATGCAGTATCTTGGCGGTACTAATTTTAATGGTTGGGTATGGGACATGCTGGATCGTTTCAATTCATGGGCTAAAGACAATCAATGCGATGGTATTGAAGGAACCGCAAGGCATGGATTCTGGAAATGGCTGGAGCAGGATGGATTTGTCCGGTCATATACCACTTATGAGAAAAATGTAGAGGTTGAAAAATGAGTAAAGGCGGCAGTGGGAGACCACCCACACAACAAGTAACATCGACCACAACAAATTTGCCTGCTTATGCGGAACCGTATTTTCGTCAGACATTAGAGCGTGGTTTGTACGAGACCGCTCGTCCGTATGAGACCTATGCTGGTTCGCGTTTAATGGATTTTACAGGCGAAGAACAGGCGGCGATGCAGGGGATGTCTCAGATGGCTCAATCCGGTGCGCCTCTTCAGTTTCGTCAGGCCAGTGATATTGCCGCAGGAGTTGGTTATCAGCCAATGGGCAGTGGGTACGATGTCGCTTCTCAGTATATGGCTCCAGATATAGAGACTGGATTCTCGCCAGGCACTGTCGCTGATCCAGAAACGCTCCAGCGTTATATGGACCCGTACCAGCAGATGGTAACGGACATCGAAAAGCGTGAAGCATCGAGACAATCAGACATCATGGGAAGCCAGATTGGTCAGCAGGCGGCACAGACGGGTGGTATGGGTGGCTACAGAGAAGCCATTATGCAGGCCGAGCGCGAAAGAAACTTAGGACAACAGCTAGGCGATATACAGGCCAGAGGCTCCCAGAGGGCATTTGGTCAGGCACAACAAGCATTTGAGGCAGATCGAGCCGCAAGATTACAAGCTGCCAGAATGGGAATGAGCGCCCAAGAGATTGAAGACAGGGCAAGACAAACTCAAGCAAGGCTTGGTTTGCAGGGTATCGGGGTCGATCAGGCAACAGAAGCGCAAAGATTACAAGCCTCTCAGTTGCTCGGCGGTCTAGGCGATCAATCACAACGTATGGCTTATGAGCGATTAGCTAATATGCAAGCGGCTGGCGAGATGCAGAGAAGATTGGGTCAGCAAAGTCTCGATATCGGTTATCAGGACTTTTTAAGGCAGCAAGCCTTTCCTAAAGAACAGCTTGGTTATTTAAGCAATCTTCTCAGAGGGCTTCCAATTCAGCCTGGAACAACGACAACAAGCTACGGTGGTCCAACCCCAGGTCAACAGGCATTGGGTGGTGGTATTTCCTTGTTAGGCTTATACAAAGGGCTAAGGTAAATAACGATGATTATGAATATTCTTGAACAGGAAGATTTGATTAAAGGCGCTCCAGATGATGTGTTGATTCAAGAAGCTCAAGTGCCTTCTGGAAATTTACCTCATTTTCTTATTGTTTCTGAGTTACAGCGCAGGAAACAAATGCGTGATCGCGTTGTGGCCCAACAAGAACAGCCAGAGCAAACAGTTTCAGAACAGATTGTTACCGAAGCCTCTGCCCCACAGGGAATAGCAGGATTAGCCTATGAAATGCCTTCTCAGGCTGCTTCTATGTCTATGTCACAGCAAACGATTCCTCAAGAGATGATGGACGCTACAGAGGCTCCTATAGACTCTCAGACGCTCAAGGTGGCAGGGGGCGGCAGAATGCCTTATCGGAGAATGGCTGGTGGTGGCATAGTCCCACCTAATTCTTTAGTAGAGGATGCAGCTAAGTTTAATCCGCAAACTATGTATGACATGGATGCCTCTCAAATGGCAATGGCAAGCCCCACTAACATGGGTATTGCTTCTGTCTTGCCTATGGCTGCTGGTGGTGTTGTGAGGATGCAGCAAGGAGGATATGCAGGATTTGCCCCATATGTATCAGCAAAAGATGCAGCAAAAGATGCAGCATTTGATGTGGCAGGTGGAGCTATAGATTTCGTTAAGGATATATATATCGAGGAAGATGGCACTGTTGATTGGGGCAAGGTGGCTAAAGACGCAGCATTAACGGGACTTATGTTCACACCTGTTGGCATGGCTGCAAGAGGCGCTCAATTAGCTGGGGGTCTTGGTAGATTGTTGTTAAGAAGCAAGAAAGCACAAACCGCAGCTTCCAATTTAATGAGAAAGTTGCCTCAATATAAAAAATTGCCAAAAAAGGCAACGCTTACAGGAGCAGAGTCTTCTAGGGCAGCAGCACAACTGTTGACAACACCGATTACAAAATTCAAGAAATCAACCCGATTACTTAGTTCATTGGGACTTGCTGATTCAGCACTCGATCCACGGACATCACAGACAGGCGAAATAACAAACGAAATAGCTAATCAAGCAGAAGCAGAGGCCGCTAATCAAGCATCAGCAGAAAGAAACAGACAAATAGCTCTAGTTGAGGGTATTCTGGCTAGACAGCAAGGCTCGTTTTCTGGCGGCATTGTAAAGATGCAAAATGGTAGTCAAGTTCCCTCAGTAAGAGACATGACTGATGCTGAATTACAAGACTTTATTAAAGAAGCAGCCTTTGGAGGAGATGCTAAAGCGAAAGAATATCTTAGAACAAATACATCAAGTGCTAGACCTCGCCCTGTTTTCTCTGATGATTTTCTTGAAAACATTCTTGGTAGGAATGCAGATGGTTTCTTATCTTATCCAATTTCACCATACCCCGGAGGGCCTTTACCGATAAAAAATAGCGCTGACAGTAACGATGACGCTGGCGTTAAAGATGGCGGTAACGACGGCACTGGCGGTAACGATAGCGCTGGCGGAATTAATTTTACCAGTCCTAATGCAAGCACAAATGCAACATTATTAGAAATGATTTCTGGTAGTCAACAAGCTCTCAGAGATTTAGCCAAGAGAGAAATATCTGGGCCAGATTATGCAGCTTTTCAAGAAAAAGTAATGGAAGGGGTGGATGATGATGCTGCTGCTGCTGCTCTTATGGCAATAGGAAAATCGATTAGTTCAGGTAAAGGTATTGGAGAAGCAGATTTTTCAGACGCAATGGCTATAAAAGAAAAGGCTAAAGATGCTGTTACCGCGATTGAAATGGCTAAAGCGAAAGGAGCCTCTGAAAGAGAAATCAAACAACTGGAAAACGAGATAGCAGCAGAAGCCGCAATTTTAGGCGGCATACCAGGATTTCAAAGCACAACCGCCGGATTAACTAATTTGGAGAAATTTCAAAGGTTAAGAATGCTTTATCCTGAAGGAACAAAAGAAAGAGAAGAGTTAGAGAAGAGAATAAGGAGGATAACTGAAGCATCAACGGGAGATATTGTAGCTGGAATAATAAATAAAATGGAACAAGGCGTTGAACAATATAATTCTAGCACTGGAGAAACCACAAGGTTTTATGGACTTGATGCTTTATCTGAGAAGGATAGACAAATATTAGCTGAAGCAAGAGGATTAGGCCCCTTGGATCAAGTTATGAGAACTATGTCCGATAATTTTGTGGGCACAAATTAATTTTAATTATGGGAACTATTCAAGTAAAAGGTTTAGGTGATTATGAAATAGCAGGTGATGTTCCGACTGAAGCTGAAAGGCAAGCTATGCTTCAGGCTCTTGCTGAAAAAGCCCCTGCCCAACAAGGTGTTATTGAATCTTCTCCTTTGGTCTTACAACAAGAAAAAACCGAAGAGGATGACTCTACTTTAGAATTTCTCAGTGATGAAGTGCTGACTCAGGCATTCGGTGGGGTCAGAGATGCAGCGCAAAGCGCACTTAACTTAATTGTTAACAGACCTGCTCAATGGGCGGGAGTTTCTTTTTTTGATGAAGAAGGGAACTATGACCTCGATTATACTCCTGAAAACGCAGAAAGACCGTTTAAGCCATTAGAACTCCCAACTGTTGCTCCCGCTGAGACTGCAACGGGAAATGCCGTAAGAACAATGTCTCAGTTTTTTGTTCCTTATCTGGGGGCAATGAAAGTAATTGGTGTTGGCAGGGGGGTTTTAAGTAATTTAGCCAGAGCAGAAAGCGGTGCAATTCTTACGGAGCAAGTTGTTTTTGATCCTTTTGACGAGAAGCTGTCTGATCTGGTTCAGGAATATCCTGTTTTACGCAATCCCATAACGCAGTATTTACAGGCCGATGAGGATGATACAGAAGCGGAAGCAAGGTTTAAGTTAGCTCTTGAGAGTGCGGGTTTAGGCGTTATGTTTACAACCATAACCCAGAGCATTAAGGGCTTAACTGCTCTTAAAAAAGGCAATAACAGCAAGGCTCTTGATGAGATTAGCAAAGGTCAGAAAGCGGCTCAGGATATTAATGAAGCTGCTACACCTAGCTCCAGCATTTATGATGCTATGGGGGAAAATGCTCCCAAATCACAGCTTGAAGGAACCCTTCCTGTTCGTGATGACAATATCTGGATAGATAAGTATGTAGGTAAAGATGTTAAATCTACTGAAGATTTAAGGAATGTCATCAAAACTTTTGCAAGAGACAAAAAAGATGAGATAGATGTATATAGAGGTGGGCCTCGCTCTGAGAGGGATGTAGCAGGGATGGCAAATGACTTGGGCATGACCTCTGAGGAGGTTCTTTCAAGGGAATTTGGTGAGGCATGGAGCGATTCAGAAGCCTATGCAGCAAGAATATTAATGGCAGAAAGCGCAACGAACATACATGATTTGGCAAGAATAGCGAATAGCACTGGTTTGGACTCAGACCTTTTGAAGTTAAAAGATGCTGTAGATACGCATACTGCGTTACAAGGTCAGGTAATGGGAATCAGGGCAGAAGCAGGCAGGGCATTAAGGCAATGGCGGTATGTAGTAGGAACTAACGTAGATGAAATGCTGAATGCTGCTGGCGGCAAGAAAAACATGGCTGATATGGCAAAGATGCTGTCTGCTGTTGATCCAAAAGATACCGCTACGATGAATAAGCTCGCAAAGACAATGAATGATCCCACGTTAAGCGATAAATGGCTGGAAGTTTGGATTAATGGTCTTTTGTCAGGGCCACAAACTCAGGTTGTTAACGCTTTGTCAAACACTCTTACTGGAATATGGTCTATACCAGAGCATTACATGGCTGCTGGTGTAGGTCTTTTAAGAGGAACAAAGGGTCGGGTTACATTTGGTGAGGCTAATGCTAGGGCATGGGGATGGCTTCAAGGAGCGAGAGAGGGTCTTTCTTTGGCGAAGAAAACTTTTCTGACCGAGACCCCTTCAGATGTATTTTCCAAGATGGAGGCTCGCAGAGAAAAGGCAATAAAGGGAAAACTAGGTGAGTTTGTAAGATTGCCTGGCAGGGCTTTAATGACTTCTGATGAATTTTTTAAGTCAATAGGTCATAGGATGGAGCTTAATGCTCAGGCATATCGTAGTGCTATTGATGAAGGATTAAAGCCAAACAGCAGGGAATTTGCAGAACACATGAAGGAAGTCATTGATAATCCTTCTGATGCAATTTCTATGAAAGCGATTGACAATGCCAGATACCTTACCTTCACCAAGCCGCTTGAAGGGGCCAGTCAACATTTGACTAAGGCTCAAGCTCAACTACCAGCTTTAAGATTAATCGCTCCTTTTGTTAGAACTCCAGTCAATATTGTTCGGTTTGCTGCTGAAAGAACTCCATTTGGAATGCTTATGAGGGAAAGCAGAGGCTTAAAAGGGGTAGATAAAGATATTCAAACTGCAAAAATGGCTCTAGCGGCAATGGCTGGCGGGTCTGCCGCATTTGCGGCTGCTGAAGGAAAGATTACTGGTTCTGGCCCGACTGATCCTGCGGCAAGAGCAAGGCTAAGAGAAACCGGATGGCAACCTTATTCATTTGGTATTCCTCAAGAAGATGGCACTAAAAGATACCTTGCTTTTAATCGGATAGAGCCTTTGGGTATTTTGTTAGGATTGTCTGCTGATTTTGCCGACATAGCAGGTTCTTTAGGAGAGGAAGATGCAGCTTCTATAGCGGCAAGAATTACTGGTTCAATTAGCCAAAACCTTACTGACAAAACTTTTTTCAGAGGAATTACTGACATAATTGAAGCGGTCAATGATCCTGACCGATTTATGGAGGCTTATGCTCGTAATATGCTTGGAACTGTAGTTCCTACAGGTCTAGCTCAAATTGCAAGAAGCCAAGACCCTGTGCTTAGAGAAACCCTGACCGTTATGGACAGAATAAAATCCAGAATCCCTGGTTATTCTCAAGACCTTCCTGCAAGACGTAATTTGTGGGGTCAGCCTATTTTGCTTACTGGTGGATTGGGGCCAGACATTATTTCTCCAATTTATTCTTCGTTTTCAAAGAACGATCCGGTTTCCGATGAGTTAATAAGATTGGAGTATTATCCTTCTATGCCTCCGAGGTCTATAGGGGGAACTGAAGTGCCTCAAGACTTATATAATAAGTTTGTTGAAAGAGCAGGAAGACCTGCTCATAAAATCCTTCAGCGTTTAGTTCAATCTCCTGGTTACAAAAGATTGGATAAACTACCTTCTCAGCAGATAGAGTTAATTAGAAAAGTCATGGAAAGTACCAGAAATACTGCAAGACAAATTTTGAAGCTAGAGATGGGGTTGCCTTTTACAAGACGAGAACAGGCTTTTTTGAGAGATGTGCGTAGATCACAACCTGAATTATTTGAAAATTTACAAATTCCAGAAAGAATCAGGGAAAATATATAATGAAACTCAGCCTGCTTCTTGGGTTTGCCTTGATAACCACTGCCGCAGGCTCTTACTTCTATATCAATATGCAGAAGGCTCAGATAGAGCGGTTACAGGTAGAGTTACAGACTGCGGTTAACAATCAGGCGGTTCTGGAAAGCACGATTGCTAATCAGAATACGCAGTTGCAAGAACAACTGGAAAATCAAAGAGTTAATCAAGCGCGTATCGCAGAGCTTTCTGAGGCTAATGATGAAGCCCGTCAGGAAGTGACGCAATTACGCAATACATTTGCCAGGCATGACTTAAACTCTCTGGCGATTGCACGACCTGGGTTAATTGAAAATGCCGTTAACCGAGGCACAAGGCAGGTGGGTGAAGCCCTAGCTGCGTTAACAAATCCGAGACAATTTGATGAAGTGGTTTCTGCTGATTAGCCTGTTATGGCTGCAAGGATGTTCGACAATGGGCGGTCTGTTCGGGGGAAGCACTGCTGTTCCTGAAGTCAGGCCCGTTGAGGTGGTTACAATTACCGAGCCTGCACCTATGTATCATCCCCCCCTACCAGAGTCTGTGGTTCCCTCTGAGGTGGAATGGACAGTCCTGAATCCTTCTGTGATGCGCGAGTACATAGAAAACTATGATGAAGGGGATGCGCCAGCTATGGCCTACTACGGATTGAGTTCTCAGGGCTATGAAAACCTTTCCAATAATTTTGCAGATGTGAGAAGGTATATACGCCAAGTCCTTAATATTATTAAATATTATAGGGATAATGACCCGACTCGAAAAGATGAGGCTGAAACAACGGAAGAATAATTATGATTGAAAAAGATGGGCCAACGGTCATTCTTGAAAATGACGTAATCAAAAAGAAAGTTAATCTTGAGCTTGAAGTAACACCTAACAATATTGGTATAAACCCGTATCAGAAATGGATACATCTGGCTAGAACTGTTGATGCGTGGCGTATCTTTCCAAGGGTCTTTGTGGGTGTTTACATTTATTTGCTGTACGCAGTTGTCATGTGGTTTATGACTATTGATGAGCCTAATTTAGAGCAGGCAGGATTGGTGTCGGTTGTTGTCGGTGCTATGGCAGCAGTCTTTGGCATTTATGCTGGAACCTCTGGTCAGTCTAAGAAGTTTAAGGGTGAGGAAGAATGAACGAGGCTTTTGCCCTGATCGGTGACGTAGGGTTTCCCATTGCTATTGCTTTGATTGCAGGGTTCTTCATATTTCTGACCATCAAATATATTCTTGAGAGCGTTATCGGGCAGGTGAATGGCATACACGGCATTGTGCAATCCCTTGATAATCGCGTAAAAACGATGAACCATGATATTGTCAGACTTGACGCAACGATGTGTAGTGTTCTTGGTATCAGGCCCGATTTGAATAGAATTGCCAGAGCCGATGGGAAAGAAGATGCCAGGCGAGATTGATGGAAGGTATAGCGGCAGCGGTCAGCGAATACGGCTTTCCGATAGTCGCTACGGTGGGCTTGCTCTATATGATTCATTTCATCTGGAACTTCATCACCAACAATATCAAGGCAAAACTGGCAGATGCTAATGTTACCTTGATCGCTTTGATTGACAGAATAAGGATGCTCGATAATGACATCATTAGACTACAACAGAAACTGGATACAGTCATTGAGTTGAGGGAGCAAAAAGATGAACAAGTGGTTGATAACGATTAGTTTATTTGCGACTCCTGTAGTAGCCAGCGATCTTGTATTTCAATTCAAAAACCCTTCTTTTAATGGCATAGGACAGTCAGCCCATTATCTGACCATTGACGAGCAGGAGCGTAGCCGCAAACAGTCTCTTCGGGAGGAAGCTGAGGCCAAGGCAGAAGAAGCACTAAGGGCTGAGGAAAACACTACGCTTGCAAAATTTATAAGAAATCTTGAATCAAGAATTTTTTCCCAGCTTTCCAGAGATTTAGCAGAATCTTTGTTTAACTCTGAGACAGGTGGTTCAGGCGGCGTTATTGATCTGGAAGGCAACAGCATTGCCTTTGTTAATACAGGTACTGAAATCGTTTTGACAGTTACTGATACAGACGGAGCAATTACCGAAATAAGAATCCCTGTGGGAACTTTCGGTATTTGTAGTACGGACGAGTGCGGTATCTAACTTTATGTTTAGCAGTATTAGCACTTTCTGGTTGTGTTAGTGTTGATCCGTACCGATGCGGGACGCTAAGTAATTACTGCTCGCCACCACCAGAGGTAAAGCGCCCTACGCTGACAGAACTGGTTAATTTACCCATGCCACGCCAGAAGGCTGTAGTTAGCGTTTATTCTTTTTTGGATATGACCGGACAAAGGGCCACGGCGGATAACATGGCGTTATTTTCTACTGCTGTAACGCAGGGGGCTGATTCTTTCCTGATTGACGCACTCATGGCTGCGGGAGATGGAAAATGGTTTTTAATCGCGGAACGGGGTGAATTAGACTCCCTCACGCGGGAAAGACAACTGATTATATCCACCAGAAGCACTTATGACGGTGAGGGTGCAAACCAGCTACAGCCATTGTTGTTCAGCGGATTGATAATGTCAGGTGGTATCATTGGTTACGACACAAACCTCAGAAGCGGCGGTATAGGCGCTAGGTATCTGGGCATAGGGCTTAACGCACAACATCGCGTAGACGAGGTTACAGTGGCTCTCAGAGTTGTTTTGGTGCAAACCGGACAAATTTTATTAAATGTAATCACCAGTAAACAGGTATATTCAACATCAACGGGATTTGATACGTTTAGATTTACGGAAAACGGTACTGAATTAGTTGAGGTTGAAGCTGGCGTTGCTAGAAATGAAACAGCAACCTATGCCGTCAGGAGTGCCATTGAGCAAGCAGTGCTTGAAATAGTGCATCAGGGCATAGCACAGGACTTGTGGGATTATCAGCCACAAACAGAGGAGACCGAAAATGAAAATCTTAATTAACTTTTGTGTAGTCTGGGCCTTTTATTTGTTGTTCTTAGCGTTTGCTGTTTCTGCATTAGCGGCAAACAATTCTATTTATATTACTCAAAGCGGTGGGTCGTCAGCATTGACGATGAATATCGACCAGATTGGTGGCTCAAACGTAATAGGCACTAGCAATGCAAGAGTTTCCCTTACAGGAACAGGTATGACTGTTGATATTGACCAGATTGGTGATTCAAATGTGATTGCAGCGACAGTGGCACAGGGTAACTCAACTAGCTTCACGTTGTCTTCTACTGGTGATTCTAATACGCAGACGCTGGCGCTTGGCGCAACAGGTGATGTCCAGAATACCGACTTCGATTTTGCTGCTACTGGAGACTCCAATGTGCTGGTATACACTCAGGGTGATGCAGCAACAGCAACAGCCGCGAACGCCGACTTCGATGTTAGCGGAACGTCAAATAACCTGGCTGTGACATGCAACGTGGTCGGATGTGTGAATAACTGGACGGTTGACGGTGATTCTAACGATATAGACACGACCCAAGCCAACAACTCAGATCATTCTATTACGGCAAATATCACAGGAAACAGTAACAATATTGACGTAGACCAGACCAGTAACGGCGGTAGCGTGAGCAACGTGCTTGATATCGTTGCGACTACAACCAGTGGCGTGATTGATGTTGACCAATGCACAAGTGGCTGTTAGTTCTTTTTCCACTGGCAGTTAATGCTCAGGTTGGTGAGATAACCGAGCTTCGCGGTATCGGTGAGGTTGTTCGACAAGACACCACAGATTCTCTTACAGCAGAACTGGACTTAGACATTGCCAGTTACGATGATGTGCGTACTGGCAACGGCAGGCTCGCAATATCTTTTCTGGATGACTCCGTTTTAAGGCTCACGGAACACAGCAAGATTGTTATAGATGACTTTGTGTTTGATCCTGATCCTGCTCGTAGCCGTTTAGCATTGAACATGGCAAGTGGTACAGCAAGGTTCCTTACAGGTGCATTAGGCAGGATTAATAAAGAAAATATTGCAATCCGCACACCCACCGCGACTATTGCGATACGAGGCACGGATTTTACTACTACTGTGGACGAGATAGGCCGTAGCCTGGTTATCCTGCTGCCCAATGAAGACGGGAGTTCCAGTGGTGAGATTACTGTAGAAACAGCTACCAGTGTGGTGGTATTAAACCAGCCGTTTCAGGCAACCATGACCACTGTTTCAGAGGCGGCTCCGACACGGCCCGTTGTGTTATCGAATATGACACTGGGATTCATCGACAACCTGCTTATTGTCAGCCCCCCTGACGAGATTACCGAGGTGGTGGAAGAACAATCAGGCACGGCTTCTAACATCCTAGATGTGGATTTGCTTGAAGAAACAGAGCTTGATGAGAATGAACTGGACGAGGATGAATTACAGGACGAGATTGGCAGGTTGGACATTGACCTGTTGAATGTCGATTTCCTGACTGACTTACTGGACATTATTGAGGTATCGGCAACCGAGAAAAAAGAAGTAGCAGAAATAAGCGGAGTGCAAATAGAGGGTATTCTGCCTGGTTTCGATCAACAGAATCAGACCTATACGTTTGTTGAAGGGGAAGTGCTGACGGTTTATCGTAGCGTGGAAAATACCTTTGATTTAGAGCTTGACAAGGGCAATGCGTACAATATTTCTGTAATGACGGCAGGGAAAAAACTGGACATTATTATTAACGGGGGAGGAGAAAATGCGATTTATATTAATCAGTCTCCTTAGTTTTCCTCTGTGGGCATCAGATAACTCTGTAGAGATTGACACTAAAGGTTCCAATACCAGTATTTATATAGACCAGATCGGGTCGGGTAACACAGCGAGAGTTTGGTGTGGTCTGAGTAACGGAACCTATACTACCCATACCTGCTCCAGCGCCACTATTGACATAGATCAGGATGGAACAGGCAATCTTGCCAAAGCGTATAGTCAATACACCAATCACACGGGGAATGAGTACACTATTAATCAGGATGGCAATGATAATATTGGTTACATAGATGCCGATGAAGACAATAACGAAATGACAATCACCCAAACGGGCGATGACTTGGAAGCTGAAGTTTATATGTCAGGCGATGATAATGTTTACACCATTTCTCAATCAGGATCAGGTGAGCATTACGCCAAGTTTTATGCGTTTGGTGATGACAGCGCATGGACTGTAACTCAATCAGGATCAGGCGATCACAATGCCTATATCAAGTCTTGTAATAATTGTAACAATAACGATGCCACGATTACTCAGAGCGGTTCAGGCAATAAAGATGGGGATATCGAGTTTAAGAATAACCCAAGCGACAATTCCACTGTGAATTTAACTCAGAGCGGGGATGGCGCTCATGTTTCTAATATTACTGTAGCCCAAGGAAACTATACGGTTAATGCTACGCAAACAGGGGTAAGTGCAAAAGGTTACACAGTAACCCTTGATTGCACATCTAATTGCAATAAAACTGTCACAATTAATCAGTTTGATTAGGGGTCAAGATGCCAAAGAAAAAAACTAAAACTAAGTCAAAAGTTAATGAGGCTGGCAATTATACAAAGCCTACCATGAGAAAAAACCTGTTTAACAAGATTAAAGCAGGAACTAAGGGCGGTAAGGCAGGTCAATGGTCGGCTAGAAAAGCTCAAATGCTTGCTAAAGAATATAAAGCAAAAGGCGGAGGTTATAAGTAATGGGAATGAATGTTAAGCATTACCTGAAAGACGGTAAGGAATGGAAGGGTTCATATCACAAGATGCCTGATGGTGCATTGCACACCAACAAAACACACACTAAAACGAGCAAGCCTATTTTTCATTACGGCGATTTGGGCAAGACTGCCAAGAAAAAAGCCAAGAGTCAGTGGGGTAAGTAATGGCTTTGAAAAAATCTCAAAAGTCCCTCAAAGCCTGGACAAAGCAGAAATGGCGTACTAAAAGTGGTAAGCCTTCAGCAAAGACAGGTGAAAGGTACTTACCGAGTGCTGCAATTAAGGCGCTATCTTCTAAAGAATACGCTGCAACTACTCGAAAAAAGCGAGAAGATACCAAAAAAGGCAAGAAGGTCAGTAAACAACCTAAGAAGATAGCCAAAAAAACCCGTAAATACAGAAAGGCTGGGAAGTGATGCCAAAGAAAAAAGATCCAAGATTAGCGAGGGCGGGTGTTGCTGGTTTTAATAAGCCAAAGCGCACCCCGAATCATCCAAAGAAGTCTCACATTGTTGTTGCCAAAGAAGGTGACAAAATTAAGACCATTCGTTTCGGCCAGCAGGGGGTCAAGACGGCGGGTAAGCCTAAAGCTGGAGAGTCTGCCAAGCAGAAAGCCAGACGAAAATCTTTCAAAGCAAGACATGGAAAAAACATTAAGAAAGGCAAAATGAGTGCGGCTTATTGGGCAAATAAAGTTAAATGGTAGACAGTTTTAGCACTCGACATAAAATTGCTCAGGTCATATGGGAGGATGCTTGGATCGACCCAAAAGATGTAACGATGAAAGACGCAATGGAGCTTCTTCCTGTCCTGCGATCAACCGTAGGATATGTTATTTCTAAAGACAATGAAGAGTGTCTGATTTTATCCACTGATATTTACGAGAAACACCCTGATATTATTAACACACCAATGGTTATTCCGTGGTCTGCGATCATTCAATGGTGGGAGTATGACGTACATTGAAGGTTTTACTTGCTTTGCTGGCTGGATTATTACTTCTTCGTGTTGTCGATCCCTGGCCTGTAGAAACTCTGAGACTCAAGTATTTTGATGCTCTGCTTACGATTACCGAGCCAGTTCAAAGTCAGAACATTTCTCTTTACAACATAGACGAAGCCGCATTAGCCGAGGGGGGTCAATGGCCCTGGCCTCGTCAGCAACTTGCAGAGCTTAACCGTTATCTTCTCGATTCAGGGGCAGCGGCAGTTGTGTATTCGGTTTTATTCCCCGAAACAGACCGATTTGGGGGTGATGCTGAATTTGCCGAGAGCATGGGGCAACTACCAACATTTCTCTCAGCCGTAGCTACAACCAGCACAGATCGACAGGAAGGCTGGCATATCGGCGTAGCCACACTGGGTCAGGTCAATGAAAACGCCATTAACTACCCTGGCATCCTGCCGAATGTGCAGGTATTGCAGGACTCAGCTATCGGTACGGGCATAGTTAACACGGCCCCAGAGGTCGATGGTCTAGTTAGACGAGTGCCGATGGTGGTCAGGGTTGGTGAGAGCCTGTATCCGGCCCTTGGGCTTGATGTTTTGCGTGGACTGGCTGGTGATCCTTCCTACCAAGTCAGAGGCTCTGAGACAGGCATAGAGGCGGTTAGAGTGCCTAACTTCGATACCATCAATACTGATTCAGCAGGAAGGGTATGGATTGATTGGGGAACCACGTTTGCCCAGCAACCGACAGAAGGTACTATCATCTTTGTGGGTGTGACTGCGGCTGGTATTACTCCGCTCGTACCTACTCCGAGGGGTCTTATGTTTCCACATGAGATTCAAGCGACACTGTTCGAGACTTTGTTGGCAGGAACCTCGCCTGTTCGCCCAAATTGGGCCTTGGGTGGAGAAGTCTTGCTGATATTAGCCATAGGACTGCTCACAGCCTTCTCTGCAAGCCGTTTGCCTGTGATGAGTGTTCCACTAGGCATTGTCGTTGTCGGCGCTCTGACGGCAACAGGATCGGTCTTAGGCTATTTAAGGGCTGGTATATTGGTCGATGCGGCATGGCCTATTCTGTGTAGCCTGACCATCGGTTCAGTGGGTGTTGGGCAGAGAATGATTAGCGAGTATCGGCAAAAGCTCCAGATCAAGGGGATGTTTGGGACATATGTTTCCCCAAAATTAGTTCAGCAGTTGGTCGATGACCCTTCCCTGATGAGATTAGGTGGTGATACCAAGACATTAAGTTTCCTCTTTTGCGACATCGTTGGCTTCACCCCCATCTCAGAGCATTTCAAGAATAACAACGATCCCCAAGGGTTAGTGACTCTTATCAACAGACTGCTTTCAGCATTGACAGATGTAGTGCTATCACTGGATGGAACGATAGACAAGTACATGGGCGATTGCGTGATGGCGTTCTGGGGCGCACCAGTTGACTGTGAAGACCATCAAGAACGGGCAGTGACTTGTGCCGCAATGATGTTGGTGGCATTGGAAGAACTGAACAAAGAAATAGAAGCAGAAGGATTGCCCAGGCTAGGCATTGGCATCGGAGTCAACACTGGCCCTTGCGTTATTGGCAATGTCGGGGGAGACAAGCGATTTGACTATTCCGCTATCGGTGATTCGGTGAATGTTGCTGCCAGGTTAGAGTCCAGCACTAGAAAATACGAGCAGGATGTATTGATCGGAGAGGCTACTGCTCAAGAGGTTCCTGATATGGTGGAGTACCTAGATTCCATCGAAGTCAAAGGCAAGAGCGAGAAACTAAGCGTTTACACGCTTTCTTCTTAGTTAAAAAAAAGCCCCGATCCAAAGACCGAGGCTTAGTGGTTACTTCCTTTTTACAATCCACGCACCGTCAATGCGCTTACGCCACGCTGGATGTTCACGAACAGGCAATGGCAGAATCCTGTGGTTGTCCACCACCATGCCCTTGTTAATGACCACGTAGTGCCGTGTGACGTTGACCAGCATGACGCCTCGGAAATGTTCGGTGGTCTGAACTTCCTCGATGTACTTGCGCAGCGTCATTTTTTGCCGGACAAGAGGTATACGCTCCGGCTGGTAGCCCATTTCCCGCAACGCCCTTCTCATGGAGGGTTGATAAACCCCTCTCAGGTAGCGCGGCTCTTTGCCTTCTATCCGCGCCAACTTGTTGTGGCAGAACTTTAGGGTTCTCCCGGTGATTAAGGCCAGTGCTGTTGGGCCGCACCATTTTGTCGAAGTCCATCCGTTTGCCCGAAGAGTGTTGAGCTTCATAGCAACCCCCCCAAGAAAGAGCGAACCGCTTTAGCCGTTCCGCGCTTCCTCGCCATTCTACGCAAAGTGGCTTTCGCCTTGCGTTGGTTGGTTATCGCTGATGTCATGTACGACATATCGGATAAAGGTCTGCGCACTATCTTGAGCCTACCCGCTTCAACCACCAGCACCTTCATCCATTTTCTTCCGGTGCTGACGATTATGGCGGTTCGCGTCTGCTCATAGTCTCGATAGTTTTTTATGTCAAGCTTTGTGATACTATTCATTACGATTTCCTCACTGAAATCTAAGCCTCGCAACACGCGGGGCTTTTCTTTTTTATAACCTTATTGTTAAAGAACGATGTAAGTCATTGACTTACATACCTATTATACCACGCCCCCTTAAATCAATGACTTAGGCTATTGATTTCATTCAGAAAAGTTGGATGACCCCAGCAATGACGCGGGGTACAGAGGGTTCAATTTTGGTTTGCGCAAAATAAACCGCATAGGTAAGCCATCTTAATTTTGAGATGGGGCAGAGTGAAAGAAAATCCTAAAGGGTTGACACTTTTAATTCTTTCTAATTCTGTATTCAAAATTCTGTGTCTCTGAATTAAGAGAAATCAACTTTGCTCCACATTTGATATGGAAATGAGTTGCCAGTGGTGTTAAAGGGCTTAGTGTGACAACTCTTTGCAAATGTTGTGCTTTTGCGTACTCAAGCACTTCTTTCATAATTTCTCTACCAGCACCTACCCCTTTTTTGTTACTCCAAACGGTGTAAGCGATGGCAATCTCTGCATTCTTCTCGTACTTGCTAACTTTGCTCATTAGGTCTAACTCACGAATCGTGTGAGGAATTTCATTGGTAAAGGCCAAGCAAACAACCGCCTGAATTTCATCACCCTGCTTTAGACCATAAATTTGTCTATCGAATGAAGTTCTCCACCTGAGACTTAGCTCTGGCCTTACCGGATCGGTTTTTACATCGATGTTGTAAAGTCGTACAAAGTTGCTTTTTTTCTGAAGCCAGCCGAGTGCTTTTTTAACGATTGGAGTCATCTTGGAGCTTTTGTATCTTTTTTCTTTGATTTTTTGTGGTTTGTAGACTTCTTGAATATTCTATCAAACTCATTGCTAAACCTTTGTTTATTAAGAATTGGCCTCTGCTTGCTTCCCTTCCCCATCTTTTTCTTTACTCCTCAATTCTCAAGTTTCGTTTTTCTAATTCCCAGGGTTGCAAAGCTCTCAATACTTTAGTCCAGTAGTGCTTCATGTCTGCTGGAAGTTTCTTAGCTAGAATTTTTTTGACAGCAACGATACGGCGTTTTTTTAGGGCGTTTTTATTCATTGTTCCACCTCAATAAGTAAATCTATGTAATGGCGAGCTTTTTTAAGATCATCAACACCACCCTTGCTTTTGTATCGGCAAATATAC